CGGCAGAGAGCGCGGCATGGAGCGCGGCAGAGAGCGCGGCATGGAGCGCGGCATGGAGCGCGGCAAGGAGCGCGGCAGAGAGCGCGGCATGGAGCGCGGCAGAGAGCGCGGCGAATAAAAAGCTGGTTGATACTCAAGTGGAGCTGCAACTGTCAGCGGTTGCTTTGATCGAGCGTATGATCGAAGCAACATGACCCGAGTTTCAAAAGCCGAGATCGAGCGCGCACAAAACTGGCGCTCTAAATCCGGCCTCACCATGACCGAGCTGTCGGACCTGACCGGCTATAGCCCATCGGCGATCTGCAAGTTCGAGTCGGGTGTGTTCCCGCAGTCGCAGACAACGGCTGAGCACGGTGTGCCGGTCACGGCCTGGCGCCGCTACAAGATGATCTGCATGGCCGTCGACATGCTGACGCGCGCCAACAAATCGATCGAGGATTGGAACTGGTGATGATTAAATCGTCCGAAGCTTATGCGCTGTTACGTAATTGGGATGATTGCTCACTTGCTGTGCGGCTTGAGTGCCACGAAGCAAAACTGCGAACTTGCCATACAGCCGGCGAGACAGCACAAATAAATATTATTGCTGAAGCCGTTGCTGACGTGTGTGTCGCCGTCAAAATGTTGCTAGGGGAGCAGGCAGAATGATCCGCGATCTCCTATCCCTCATTGCCCTAATTAGTTTCATCGCCGTGCTTTGGCTATGGGCCGACATTTTGGGAGTGGGGTTGTGAAAAGACATCACAGATGGTCGCCAACCAAGAATGTAAAATCCATTGTGTTTGAACGACGGTGCTTCAACTGCAATTGTCGCCATCGAACACTAAAATACACTTACGCCCAAATAAAGTCAGGTCAATTGCCTCCTAACTATTACAAACGAGTGGGCGACGAATGTTGGACGCGACTTTTCAAGGTCCCAACTTGCGAGGGCATGACATTATGATCTGGAACTGGTTGATATCCCACGTCGCCTGCGGCTTGGCCGCGGCTATTTTTGCGTGCGTCGTTCTGCGATGTCAGATTGTTAGGCCGCTTTGAGTGACCAAGCCTCTAAAAACGAAGCGGCTGAAAAACGCCGAGCGCATTTTCGACGCGCTTTGCGCCGCTCCATACGGATTAAAGATGCCCGAGCTGATCGACAAGGTATATGGTGATCGGCCGGATGGCGGGCCGGAGTGGGCCGTGACGTGCATCCAAGTGACGGTAATGAATTTCAACAGGCGTGCGAAGAAGAACGGGCGCCGATTACGAATTTACAATAGCAGCCGGCGGGGCAGCACCGGGTATCGTTATCAGATTTGGATTGTTTGATATGCGCCCGGTCATAATTGACTTCGAAAGCTATTACAACGACGACTTCACGCTCAGCAAAATGAGCACTGAGTCGTACATTCGGGATAAGCGCTTCGAAGCTCATGGGGCCGCCATCAAATGGAGCCCCGACACCGACGCACGCTGGTACGATGAGCGCCAGCTTCGCTATGTGCTCAAGCAGGAAGATTGGAGCGATACGTTCCTGATCGCTTGGCACGCTCAGTTTGATGGCTTAATCCTCACCCACCGTTACGATGTGCATCCAAAGATGTGGGGCTGTCCCATGTCAATGGCGCGGATGATTCACGGTTCGTCGCAATCCGTCAGCCTCGATAATATCCGCAAGCTTTACGGGATGCCGCAAAAGTCGACGCCATACAATCTGTTCAAAGGCAAGCATTGGAACGAGATGTCGGAGGACGTGCAGCGCCAGGTCGCTGACGGCTGCGTTGATGAAGTCGAGTCGATCTTTCAACTGTTCAAGCGTTTTGCGCAAGGATTCCCCGCCGAGGAATTCGAGGTGATCGACTCAGTGATCCGCATGTTCGTCGATCCGGTGCTCGGCGCTGACATGGAGATGTTGGCAAAACTTTGGACCGACGAGCGCGAGGCCAAGATCAAACGCATGGCGGCGCTGGGACTTCAAGATGATGCGTCGCTGCAGTCGGCGGCAAAGTTTACCGAGCTGCTTGAGATCGAAGGCATTGACGTTGAAACCAAACCGGGAAAGAAGGGGCCAATCCCATGTTTTGCCAAGAACGACGCATTCATGCAGGACTTGTTGGAGCATCCCAATGAGCGGATTCGAACGCTGGCGGAAGCGAGAATTGGAGCGAAGTCGACGCTGCTCCAAACGAGAGCCGAGACGTTGGGCTTCATGGGACGTAGGGGACCTCTGTGCGTCTATCTGCGCCACTGCGGAGCTGGTACGCTACGACCTTCGGGCGGTGACGGAGCAAACTGGCTCAACTTCAAACGTGGTTCACCTATCCGACGCGCAGTTTTGGCGCCTGATGGCTGCCTGCTCGCGCCCGTAGACTCGTCGCAGATCGAGTTTCGGGTTGGTGCATATCTCGCCGGTCAGGATGACGTGATCGAGCAGTTGCGCCGCGGCGAGGATCCCTACGTTGACATCGCTTCCGAGTTTTATGGCGAGAAGGTTTACAAACCCGACAAGAATGATCCGCGCCGGCTGGAGATGGAGCAAAAGCGCGGGGCAGGCAAGCAAGCGAAATTGATGTGTCAGTACGGCGCTGCGGGTGGGCAATTCAAGAAAACTGCGCGAGCCGGGCTCTATGGTCCGCCGATCGATATGTCGATCGAGGATGCCAATCGATTCGTAAAGCTCTACCGCGATTCGAGCCCGGCGATGTGCGCCAAGAACACTGGATATTGGGCAGCGTGTGAGCGGCTATTGGCACGGCTTGCCGGCGGGCCGCCGATGGAGTTTGGGCCATTGACGGTGAAGGATCATAAAATCTTCTTGCCGAGTGGCCAGTATATGGTCTATGACTCTCTCGAATATCATCGGCCTGACGAAGATGAAGAATGCCGGGATTTCGAGCGCGACGGTTACTGGCGCGTAAAGGTGAAGTCGGGTTGGAAAAAGATGTGGGGTGCCAAGCTGACACAGAACATATGCGAGGCAGTGTCGCGCGTGATTGTTACGCAAGCCATGATACGGATCAAACGGCAATACGGGTTTCGTACCTTGAACCATCCTTATGACGAGTTGTTGCTGCTGATCCCTGATGACTCCAAGGCGGAAGAAAATTTGGAGTTGTGCAAAATAGAGATGAAACGCACACCGACCTGGTTGCCGGGTTTGCCGCTTGATTGCGAAGCGGTGTTGGGAAAGAGGTATAGCAAATGAACAACGTTTTCGATTCTCGCACTCTCGTTGAAATTCGCAATCCCGAACCAACCACGCATCCTGATGCCCGGATGGGATTGACCTTGAAGGACATCAAGAAAGATTTTCCGGTGTCGGAACGGCGGGAGCCGCTGCCTTTGAAATCGAGTAAAGTCTAATGAATCTAATTTGCAAAATCATGGGTCACAAAGAATTGCCGACGGAAACGACTCAAGCATCTTCAAGCGGCGCGAGTACACAAGTCGTAGTTTGCTCGCGATGCAAGTGCGTGGTTCGAGTAATTATGCAAAATTCAGGACCCAACCCTTGGGGCCAGATGTGGTCCAAACCCTTCGATTATCCGGAGCGCTTATGAACACTCTAGCCCCCGCCCACATCCTCCCCGACAAGTGCCCACAATGCGGCGAAGTCGTGCGCAACGATATGTCGGTCGTGACCGATCCCAAGACCCGCCTGCGCACCTCGGGCCACGTCCAGTTCGCTTGCAACTACGAAGTCGAGATTCCCGCCGAGGGGCGGGCAAGCGAGAATTTACCCGCCGCAGGCGTGGTCTTGCGCGCGTGCCGGAAGGGGCAGATATGGCCGACGCGCACATAGCCGCCATTGGCCGCCGGCTGGCGGAAGCTTTGTCCGACGTAGCTTACACACGCAAGGACGAGGACAAGAAGCGCGTAGCTCAGCTTAATATGCAGTTGTGCAACGCCGTAAAACTAGAAACAACCGAGCAGGAGAAACCTAATGGTTGACGAGTCCCCCTTCGCCAATTTCGTACCTTCAACCGAAGCGCCAACGGAGCCATCGAAGAATGCCAGCACGAATAAACCGAAAAAGCGCGGTAAAAATAAAGCCCTCCACGCCGTCGTTTCAAAGATGGCTGAAGTACCTGCACAGCCGCCTGCCGTTGCCAACACCGCGAAGAAACCACGAAAAGTTCGCAAGGCCAAAGAGCCTCGAAAGGCACGCGCCATGAAGGTCGAGCTGACAACGGCGCTGGTCGCAGTTGCCGGGCTTACCGAAGCGGATTGCCAAGTCTTGGAGCACCTGACATCGTTCCTCGCCTCGCACCCCAAGAAATCGCGTAGTCGAGTTATTGGCGCCCTGGCCAAGATATTCGCGTGAACGTTCCGCTACCATCGGACCTGAGCATTCCGCCGTTCCTCGATAGGCGGAAGCTGGTCTATACCTACACGATGTTGTCCGCTTACAAAAATTGCGGACACGCCATGTTTCGGCGTTACATTAAGAAGGATATTCCATACGTCGAGACCCCCGAGATGAAATGGGGCAACGATGTGCACACCGCGTTCGAGCATCGCGTCGGATCCGGCAAACCACTGCCAACGACCATGCAGCAATGGGAGTCGTTTGCTTCTCCGTTCTCGAACCGCGGCGCCATTTGCGAGCAGAAGCTGGGTATTACCAAGGAAGGTCGCCCCACCGGCTATTGGGACAATGATTGCTGGTTTCGCGGCAAGGTCGACTTGGCGATTTTTCACGACGCTAAGGCGTTCATCAACGACTGGAAAACGGGCGGGTCTAAATACGAAGATCCGTTCGAGCTTGAAGTCGGCGCGCTCTTGCTCAAGGCAAAATATCCGGAGCTGACGCTGGTAAAGGGGAGCTACACCTGGCTCAAGGAAAACCGCGTCGGGCAGATGTACGATCTCTCGCGCTTCCGAGACGCCTGGAACGAAATCAATCGCGTCATTGCCAAGATCGAAGCCGATCGTCAGTCAGGCGAGTTCGAAAAGAACCGGAGCGGGCTTTGCGGCTGGTGCGATTGTTTGGATTGCGAACACAACAATAAAAAATCATGAATCCCAAGGAATGTCCTTTTTGTGGAAATCAACAACCTAAAATAAACACTTCCCGATGTGGTAGTACGCGACGCGCAGCAGTTCACTGTTCTGGCTGTGGAGCGACAGGTCCTCGGTGCTATAGCAGGGAATTGGAAAATCCTCTATTTCTATGCGAAGCCATAATTTTATGGAACGATCGTAAATGAAAACCCCCGAGTCCTATACGAGAGACCCCGTTCGAAAATATCTGAAATCGATCGGCGCCTACCGTTTTGCGCCGGTTCAAATGGGTCTGGGCGCCGCGACGCTGGACGATCTCTGCTGCATCGCCGGCCGCTTTGTCGGTATCGAGTACAAGGCGCCGGGCAAGATCCCCACACCAAGGCAGCAATTGACAATGCAGGAAATCAGGCGCGCTGGCGGCGTCGCTGTGTGGGGCGACAACGCGCCAGCGATAATCGAGGAACTAAAAACGAGGCTTGGCTTACCGTGAATGCGGGAACAACGACAACCCGCTGCCAGCGCCGACCAAGCATTCGAGCAGCATAAAAACGAAATAGATCACGTAGATGCAGACGATGGCCCACAGTATGATGTTGATGACCGCCATGACCATGCTGCCGATCCCGCCGAGCTGGGCCGCGACCCAAGGCAGGAACAAGCGCAGGATCGCCACGACGGCGCAGACGATGACCAGCCAAACCAGAATCTGTTCGACCCAGCTCAATGAAAAGCACACGGTACACCTCGCGCGCCCCGTGGCGGGGCTGGTCCGATAACGCCCGAGCGGTTGAGAAGTTCCAATGCAATTTTTTTTCGACCAACCGCGCAATCTCTTAATTTACGAGCGCCCTTCACCGCTGGTCCTGCAGCATATCCCCGAGGCTAGGCAATTGAACGGCGCCTATGTTGCGGTGCCGCGCACTCTCCGAAACAGCCAAGTGCTGCGGTGGCTGAATTACCCGGTCGCGCCGGTCATTACCGATGCGAATTACGACTGGCCGATTGAGCCCGGCAAAACGCCGCTGCCGCACCAGAAAATAATGGCCAACTTTGGTGTGCTTCATCCGCGCATGTTCAATTTGTCCGACATGGGTACCATGAAAACGCTGGCGACCTTGTGGGCCGCTGACTGGTTGATAAAGCAATACCCAAATGGCGCATTTCGCGCTATCATTGTTGCTCCGTTGTCGATCTTGGAAAGGGTATGGGCCAATGCCATCTTCACGAACTTCCTTGGGCATCGTACATTTGAAATCCTCTACGGAAGCGCAGAACAACGTATCAAAGCTTTGTCTCGATCTGCAGACTTTTATATCGTCAACTTCGATGGCGTCGGAGTTGGCGCCCATACGAGAAAGCGCTTTGAACTTGATGGTTTTAGCCGCTGCTTATCGGAACGCGATGACATCAGACTTGCCATTGTTGACGAAGCCAGCGGCTACCGAGACGCCACCACCAAACGACATCGCATCGCGCGGTTGGTCATAGGCAAGCGACCTTACCTCTGGCTTTTGACTGGAACGCCAACCCCGAACGCGCCGACCGACGCCTACGGCTTGGCAAAAATGGTCAACAACGCTTTTGGAAAATCCTTCACGTCGTTTCGCGAAGAAACGATGATGAAGATATCCAATTTCAAATGGGTGCCGCGCACCGGGAGCTACGACATCGCGCGGCGGCTGCTCACCCCTTCGATCCGGTTCGATATCAAACAAGTGTGGGATGGCCCCGAGCTAACAACGCAGCAACGTCAGGTCGAGTTGACTGCTGAGCAGAAAAAATTGTTCGCCGATCTTAAGCGGGACTTGCAAGTCGTTGTCAAAAGCGGGCATCCCATAACGGCCGCTAACGAAGCTGCGGTGCGCACCAAATTCATCCAGATCAGCCTCGGCGGTATTTATGATGCCAGCCACGTTTCGCACCCGGTTGACGCCAAGCCCCGGCTGGACGAACTCAAGGCGGTGTTGGAGCAAGCCCCCGCCAAAACTATCGTTTTTGTGCCCTTGACGAACATTGTGAACATGCTGTATAAAGATTTGAAGAAGCGGTGGAGCTGCGAGATAGTCAATGGAGATACCAGTCAGAAGGATCGCTCGCGGATATTTCAGGCTTTCCAAGAGCTACCCGACCCACGAATTCTTATTGCTGATCCCGGCTGCATGGCCCACGGCCTTGACCTTTACGCGGCTCAGACAGTTATTTGGTTCGGACCCACAGACCGTACTGAGCTATATTTGCAAGCAAATAAACGGGCACACCGGCCGGGACAAAATTATCCAGTTACCGTCGTTCAACTTGTGAGCAACAAATTGGAACAGGAAATTTTCAAACGTTTGGAAACCAACACGACCCTTCAAGGGGTCTTGCTTCAGATGGTCCGGGATAATGTCATTTGAATTGCCGCAACGTTTTGCCGAAAAGATAATTCCAGAACCCAATTCTGGGTGCTGGATTTGGTTAGGAGCGTTGGACGGAAAAGGCTATGGCCGTGCGAAGATAAAGGGGACTCGAATCAACGCGCCAGCCCACCGGATGATATTTGAATTAGCGTTTGGCGAGATCGGAAGTAAACTGGTTCTGGATCATCGTTGTAGGGTTAGATGTTGTTGTAATCCACAGCATTTAGAGCCAATAACGAATAAGGAAAATATTTTAAGAGGCGAATCCCCTTCTGCAATAAATGCTGCAAAACAATTCTGCATTAATGGACATTCTTTACTCGATGCGTACATCGTGGATAGCACGCGAAAATGCAGAACCTGTCAGTTATCGAACATGGCTTCTTACTACAAAAGAAAGAACGCGTGATGCCCCGAACAAAAAAACAACCCGAGATCGCTACGCAGGAAGATGTTCGCCCGCTCATCAGCGAAACCGCCGAGCAATTGATCGTCGAGCACAACAAGCTGGACGAGTTCATCAAAGCCGAGAGCAAGCGCTTCGGAGAATTTTTAAAGCCGCACAAGGATCGTCTCGAAGCGATCGGAAACGATCTTTTGGCGCTGTCCAATCTGCAAAAATGGGATAGCATCAGGACGGATGCCGGTACGGCTTATCGATCGACGTTGCTGAATGTCTCGGTGTCGCCGGAGGGATTGCCCTACCAAACCGACAAGGGCGCCTCGGTAGGCCGCGAAGCCCTTCTGGATTTTGCGCTGGATCACTGGGATGACATCGGCAATGATCTGTTGCTGGTGTCGCCGCAAAAAGATGCCGTCAAAAAATTCATGGAAGCTAACGACGGAAAACCGCCACCCGGCTGTAAAGTCGGTTGGTTTACTCGGATAAATATTCGCAAGAGCTGATCATGCCAAAATCCGAACTGATTGATATTGCGGCGCAAGTCCGAGGTGACACCGAAAAAGCATGGCGACTGCATGACGGCACCAAGACGGAGTGGGTACCGAAGTCTTTGGTTGAACAAAACCCTGACGGAACTTTCACAATGCCAGAGTGGCTGGCAAAAGATAAAGGATTCATCTGATGAACACCCTTCCCGACTACATCCAAAATCGCCAGTCTCGCGGCCTCGCCCAGCGCGTCACCCAGAACCTGGGCACGTCGAGCCCGCCTTATCTTTCGATCCTCGGCGGCAAATTCACGCTGGTCGACGCTGGCGGCAACGAGCAGCCGCTGATCACTTTCGAAGGCGATCCCAGCAAGGTCATGCGTGGCCAGGCCGCCGGGCCTTATGCTGACGTGGTGATTATCGACGTGAACGATCACGTCTCGCGCATTTTTTATGATGTCGATTTCGATCCGAACGCGCAGTCATATCAGCCGCCGGCTTGCTTCTCGCATAACGGCGTCGGGCCTTCAAAATTGTCGGCCAAGCCGCAGTCGCCGACCTGCGCTGCTTGCCCGAATGCGGTGTGGGGCTCGGCTACGTCCAACGTGAGCGGCAAAGGCATCCCGGCTTGTGCCCAGTATCAGTTCGTGTCGGTGCTGCTGGCGGGTCACGACATGCCGTTCCTGTTCCGCATCCCGCCCAACAGTCTTAAGAACTATCGGGCCTATGCCGAGCAATTCCGCGGCCAAAAGTTCGACATGGAGTCGGTGTTTACCCGGCTGTCGTTCATCAGTCAGGGCACACTGGCGTTCATTCCGTCCGGCTGGCCGGCGCCTGAAATGTTGGCTTTGAGCGACAAGCTGTTCGCCGCCAAGGCGACCGACGCCATGATCGGGCGGCTGGACATTCCGATCCAGGGCGCTTTGCCATCTCCAAACGCGGCAGCGGCGTTGCCGCAGACGGGGCCAGCTCCTTTCGTTCCGGCTGTCGCCGCAGCTCCAGCGACCCTCCCTGCGGCACCCCTGACCGCTACGGCTGGTCCTGCTGCGGCTAACCCAGCGCCTAGCGGACGAGGCCGGCGTCGCAATACCGCGGCAGTTCAGCCCGAGCCGCAGCAGATGAATGCTCCGTTCATGGAGCAACCCGCACCGGCAGCACCTGCGCAGGCCGCCCCAGCCTCGTTCGGCATGTCGACCGGCGTGCCGCCCAACCCCGAGGTTTCCAACATGCTCGATAACCTGTTTGGGCCGGCGTAATGCCCGCCAACGGAGGGTTTGCTCAGCGGCTCCAGTCGATCATGAGGGATGGCAACCTCACTGGAGCCGACCTTGCCCGCTGGTTCGATCGGCCGGATCCGACCGTGCGCGGCTGGATCAGCGGGGCGCACGATCTGGGTGGGGCGCAGCTCGACGTGGCGTATATCGAGGCGCAGTTGGGCAAGCTCGAAAAGCTATTGAAGAATAAATCTGGCTTGCCGGTGCCGCGGCTCACTCCGTCCGAACGGATCGAGCACTTAACAAGTCTCAAGATGGTGCGGTAGGTCATGGGCTACTCGGAACAGCGACGATGTTATTTACGTGGAATTCGGACATCCACTAATCCGATTCTTGCTGAACGGCTGCGCACTCTTTCGCGGTTAGTGGATCAATGGCGAGCGTTTGATCGACGTATGGCAGCCTCCATTAATGACCGCCTCTTTCCTGCGTTCGTAGCTGGTTGGTTCGCTGGAGTTGTTTGCGGGGCCGTGTATGGATCGTTTCACTGGCATTCCCTTCAAATCGAGATGGGGCGCTTAATACTTCTGTCCGTCACGATCTCACAGGTGGTGACTCTAATATGGTCATCTCGGATCGTTCGTCATCAAACGAGCAATCCTGCGCCAGTGAGTGACAGAACCGTGATTAGAAAAATTCTCGAATGGCTAAACGGCGATCCGAATTGGATTGATGATTATGACCGATGGAAGGGTAGGGCAATGAAAACTCAACTCGCTTTGATTGTCGGTACGGTCGCTGGGGTGCTTATAGTTATAGCCGCTTCACTGCTGTCCGGCTCGTGCGCGCTTACCGATCAGTACGGAGGACCGCACATGCTGGTCTGTTTTTGGTTCGGTGATTTTGTACCCTTCCATTGAACGCGCACTAACGCGGCGGCAGCGAGAGAACATGGATGAGAACGGCGGCCAAGCCATCATCGAGGACGGCGCGATTGTGATCCGCGTCAGTCTGGATGCCTTACCAATCATGCTTATCCGGTTGTCACACACAAACGCTGAGGCCCACTAGATGTTGATCCGCTATCTCATTCGAGCAAGCTACGGCAACGACAGCGTCGCGCTGATCCAATGGGCGCGCGAAGAAGGCTTGTCGGATGTTGTGGTGCTTTACTCAGATACCGGATGGTCGCGCGCCTCGTGGGCGGCGCGGGTTGAGGAAATGGAGGCATGGGTTCGGTCCCTCGGTTATGTCCCGGCTCGCACTGAGTCCATCGGCATGGAGGCGCTTCTAAGGTCCAAAAAGATGTGGCCGCAGCGCCTTATGCAGTTCTGTACGAAGGAATTGAAAATCCTGCCAACAATAGCTTGGCTGGAAAAGAACGACCCGGAGGGCCGCGCTATCGTTTTGACGGGTGTTCGGCGGGAGGAAAGCGCCAACCGTGCCGACGCGCCAGCATTCAAAGTTAACAGCGCCAATGACGGCGGCCGTTGCGTCATCCAACCGCTTGCGACCTTCACCGAGGCAGACCGTGACGCCCTATTGCGCCGGGCGGGTTTTGAGCCGCTTCCGCACCGCTCCGAGGAATGCAAGTGCATCAATTCCGGGCGCAAGGATATTGTGCGTTGGGACGCCAACGATATTGCCGAAATCCGCCGCATCGAAACGGCTTTAGGATTTAGCTCTAAGGGTAAGCCCTGCACCATGTTTAGGCCAAATAAGTTCATGGGAGCGACGGGGATCGACGAAATCGTGAAATGGGCACATTCGCCTCGGGGTGCCTACAGGCCACCAGAGCAATCGGTGGCGCTCTGCGGAGAGGACCTCGCGGAGGCTTTAGCCGGAGAAAATTTGGAACCCGGCGAACCGTGTGACAGCGGATGGTGCGAGCGATGAGAGGCGCGACCGAAGAACAATGGTTTGGCCTTTTCACCTTGATCCTGATTTGGGGATTTGTACTTGTGCAAGCCATCAGACTTGCGTGGATGAAATACCATGACAGACACAACATCTAGGGCTGTGTGTCTAAACCGGATAAGCATGTTACCAATGGTCATCGAGGGTGCTTGGGCAACCAACAATCTGCCCACGAGGATGAAGATCACAAACGTCCAAGAGTTTGCGGCCGACTTGATACACGAGTTAAATGACGAATCTGAGGATGGCAGCACACGTATCCATCGTATGCTCGACAAGGCTATCGAAAATGCGATTAGCCAAGGCGCCTTCGGGATTGAAGAACATGAGCAACAGGAAGCATAGCACTCGTGCCCCACTATACGATCAGCGAGAGATAACATGAGCGCAGGAACCAAAAATCTTATGGCCAATCAGCGCCAACTCGACATGGATGGCTGCGAGGTAGGCGTTTCCCGGCAGGCCCTTGAAGAAACCCTTTCCGAGCACACTGCAATGGTCGAGGCGCTGCACATTATACTGACACAGCACCCAGGGCCGGAGTGGGCTTGGGTGCGGACGATCTTAAACCGAGCCGACGGAAATCCGTCGCTCGTGGGGAGAGTGTGACGTGATCGATAACCTGCTCGACCACAACGAAGCCGCCGCAGCTATTCAGACGCTGGCAAACTTGCTTGGTGGTCGATTTGTTATGAGCCGAAAACGCCTTGCCGCAATGGGATTTTCCAAGAAACAAATCCAAATGCTCGAACACGCATTTGATCTGGAAGAATAGTTCGTTCAACAGGAGACAGCGCCCATGTATAAGATTGTTCGCCAATCCGACCACCGTATCCTTGCACTGGACGCGACCAACAAGTTGCAAGATGCCATTGGCTTTGATGACAAATGGAAGGGCCTAATTGAAAACCAAATCTTCGAGTTGATCGAGGACGGCTACCGGCGTGGCAAAGAATACCGCTAACAACCCGAACGCAACACAGGAGACAGTGATGGAACGTGCTAAAAACGAAAATATTGATGCGCTCCTTGGGTGCATAGAAGGGAGTCGCGGCGGCGACAGGTCACTCGATGAAAGCATCGCCGTCTTTGTTGGGCATAAATTTGAACGCCGCGGCCAAATTCCGCATTACACAACGTCCTATGACGCTTCGATGGCGATGCTGCCCCAAGGGTTTAGTTTTCACCTTAATTTCGGCGCGCACATGGGAGAATCCAGAGCATATATTTGCCAAAACGACGGCACCGATACTGGCAATCTCAAATTTGAGGGCCGAGCGGGAATTGCCGATGCCCCTCGCGCAATATGTGCCGCCGCGATTCGTGCTCGCAACGCACTGCGATAAGCATCCGAAAGCGAGAGAACTATCATGAGCAACGAAGCCGAAGTACGCCGCTGCGAGGATTGCATGTATTGGGACAACTCAGTGCAGCGAGTAAACTCACAGGCCGACACGACCGGCGCGTGCCGTATCAAGCCGCCCAAGATTGACAAGCGTACCGGCGGCGCTATGTGGCCGTTTACAGAGGACACGGATTGGTGCGGAAGCTTCGCCCGCGACACGACGAAAGACCCGTCACCATTTTAACGGGCGCTCAGCGTCAGGGATCGTAAATAGGAGAATGAACATGACAGACTTGGAACAAAAAGTGCTTGATGCTACGCGAGAATGGCTGACTGACCGCATTCCTCACTCTCCTGCCTCAAAAGCCCTCGCCGCTGCGGTAGCCCGCGCTTTCCCCGACGACATGGAAACGCGCGAAACCTGCGTATGTCCAGACAAGGACGAGTGCGATGAGTGCTTAACGGCTGCCGAGATGGAGGCGCTGATCCAAAAATGGGAACGCGAATCCGCTGCGGTCCCGTCATGAGATACGGAACGCCTTGGATAATCGAGCGCGAGAAAAGCCGGATCATGCCCGACAACGAGTGGCGGCGGTGGTTTGCATGGTATCCGGTGCGCCTAGATGACGGGACGAAAGCTTGGATGGAGGAAGTCGAGTACACGCAGCCTATGCGCTACAACCTGCCGGAATATCGAGCGGTCACGTCATGAAAGCGGAAGAACCATGCTCGCCCGATCCGAGTTGGCAAATTATATCGCAGACAATTACGGCCGCTGTGACCGCGACAGCCAATGTTATCACGGCACTGATTCACGCGGCCGACTTAACGGTTGTCTGCGCATCGGATGGCGCGGTCGCGAGTGTCCGCACTGGCACCCTGTCGAAGCGCGGACGTGGGAAGAACTCAAAGCCGCGGCGCTAACGTGTCGGAAGTGACGAAATGACATTGGGATCTCACCAAAAAACGGTCGGCGATACTCAGACGTGGATCACTCCCAAGTGGATCATCGACGCCTTGGGACCGTTCGACCTAGATCCGTGCGCCGCCGACCCGCGCCCTTGGGATTGCGCACAAACAAACTGGACGGTTGGCGGCCTTGATTTGCCGCCATGCGCCGTCTGGCACGGCCGCGTATGGCTCAATCCTCCGTTCGACCGCTACGAGGTAGCCAAGTGGGTGAGCCGTCTCGCCAGCCACGGCAACGGCACTGCGCTGCTACACGCGCGTACTGAGGCGGCATGGTTTGAACCTGTATGGCGCAAGGCGCGGGCGATCCTTTTCTTGGCCGATCGATTGTATTTTCATTACCCGGATGGCCGTCGCGCGGAGGCAAACAGCGGGGCACCTGCGTGCTTGATCGCGTTCGGTGCATGGGATGTGAACAAGCTCGTGGCCTCGCGCATTGCTGGCGCGCTCGTTACGGGCTGGACCGATAATTCGCTAGTTCATCAGTGAGGACCGTCATGAGCCAATCAGCCTTCGCCTGCTTTTTAATGGGGTGCGCGTTCCTCGTGCTCGGCTTCGCAATGCTCTATATCGATATGAAGCGCTAACATCACACAGGCGACAGAATGTTAGATTGGATCGGCTACCAGCTTATGCTTTGCGGACCATGGCGAGTGACGTGTAATTCGCGCACCCGCTTCGGATCGTGGTGCCTCGATCGCGCCGGCAGAGGGGTTTATTCACGATGACGGAGCAAACTGACGCGGAAGCCGAATTGGAGCTTCTAAAGAAAGACCACGCCAGCTTGGTCGCAATGTTCAACGAGCGCGCCAATACAATCGCGCAACTCGTCGAGGACAACCACTGCATTCCGGAGTTTGAAGCTGAGATCAAGAGGCTGCGGGAGGTCATCAAGAAGGCGGCGGATAAAATTGATTCTCCGACAAGGGTACCGCGCGTCGAAATGGTCCGGGAGTTGCGCGCAGCACTCACAGATGAGCAGGGAGCGAGCAAATGAGAGATTGTCTGTTCCTGTCAGGGCTGTCGTTTCTGCTGGGCTTCAAGATAGCGGCCTACATGGGCAAGCGCCACCTTGAGCGCATGAAGCAAATCTGGCGGTCATAAATGAGACGTGCCGCTATTCCCGGAACGCGATGGCGCCAGCTAACGATCGTGCTCGCGTCCGAACAGCGTGCCCGTCATTACCTGAATTGACGATCCATTCGCCATCGCTGGACTGTCCCACGATCTGCCCGACATGATGATACCAAACGACGACAGCGCCAACATGCGGGCTCGTCGGCCGGCCCCAATGCGCCCAGTTGCGCGCGAGATTGTATGCCGTATCAGCAACGCCCTTGACCTGGCGCATGTACCAGCCGCACCAGAGCGCGGGGCGGCCATCGCTGAAATGCCGGCGGGTGAGACTCACCGCGCTTGGCTGCTGCTCACCCCAGAACCCCCATCCGGCCCAAGGTGTGGCGGCGACGGTTGAGCGGTGATGATGTGCGTAGTACCGATAGTGATGGTGCCTCGAATGAGCCGAAGCAGAACTCGTCAGCAAAGCAAAAACAAGCGCGGTGAAGAATGCCGTCCTCATCGTGTGTTCCTTTGGTTGATAAAAATTTAATGCTTAGTGGGATGACCTTCTAGATCGCGAAGCCGTTCCTCATGGTCCCTCGCCTCGACGGTGATACTCTGCAGGATGCTGTTCTCGGTCGCGATGTGGTCCGTGAGCGTCGTTTCCAGCTTGATCATCTCGTCCCCTTGCGTTCGCTGCAAAGTTGCTTCGTCCCCAAGCGACTTCCAAGTGTAGGCACGCTGCTGATCCAGGGTGTCAAACCTCTTATTAAATTCCCCGAGCTTGTCTTGGACAAACCAGCCGATGATCGCGAGCGCCAGCATTACCATCGTCGTCAGCCCGCGGAATGCCCATGCCGCAATGCGTTCTTTAGTCTCCCCCATTTGATGGGCGAGAGACGTTGTTTGGTCAGTCATAACTGTTGACCAATTGATGCTTCTAATTCGTCGCGGGCGTTGTTGCTGTTGCCGGAGCTGGCGTAGGAGCAGCTACAACAGCTACAACAGGTCCAGCGGTTTTAGCCAAAACTGCATTCACCGCAGTTGATGCATTCGTGACCGCTGTGAAGGCATTAGTCAGCGTGGAGGCCGGAGTTGATCCAGCTTTTAATCCCGCTGCCAGTGCAGTCGAGGCGGCTCCAGCTACAGCTAGAGCAGTTTCGGCTGCAGCGATTTCAGGTGCGGCTTCTGGTACCAATACCGCAGCAGTTGAGAATGCGGCGTTGATGGTGACCTCATGTGCAGCGATCCAACCAGCAATCGTTGTGAGTTGACCGTCAGCCCAACTTTCAAACGCCTCAACTTCCGTCCAAGCTTCGTTGATCCAGCCAACAATGTCGGTTATTCCAACCTGGAATTCATTCTCAAAGACTGATAAAGCCGATGGGGCGGATGCCGGTGTCGTTGCGGTGGTGCTCATGCGAGTCTGTCCTTCAATTTACTGGTTACGAGACTAAGTGTGGGGGTGAGTTGCTGCGCCAGGACGTTTGCCTGATTAATGGCGACTTGGTTTTTATCGACGAGACCGATCAAAGCTTGGATTTTTGGCAAAGCGTCATGAAGTACGGGGATCAAGTCTTTCGCCAACGCCGTCGCCTGGTTGATGTCAGCTTGGTTTTTTTGAACGAGAGCGACAAGTGTCTGGGCTTTCAAAATAGCGGCTTTGACTTGCGCGATCTCCGCGGCATCGAAACCCTCAAAACCTAATGCCCATTCTTCGATCCAGTCGTCGCTCATTTCTTCGCATCCGGTCCAAGGGGGAATTGCGCAGCGCCGGCAATTGTCGTGCTCTGCGACGCCGGGATCATGTGCAGGATACCATTCGCGCCGTTAACAAGCGCATTGAAGATACCCAAGGCTGCGAGAATTTTGGCTGTCATGGCGGCCCCGAACAGAGTGGTAAACTCGGCTCCACAAAGCAGCAAGGCGCTGATGGCGAAGGCGCCAAAACTTATGTACGTACCCCATTTGGGACTTACAAGCATGTCAGGCTCCTATGACTCGCTTCATCTCGCACAGGAATCGATCTTGCGTTTTTACGTTGCCGTCGCCGGGGTGCACGTCGAACGTGTCGAAAGTGTAGAGGTTCGTTACTGTGTTGCCTGGTGACTTTTTCCAGACATAAGCGCCGAGCCCGGCATTGATCGGATTGGTGCTATAGGCGAGGTCAGCGAATTGAACGTTCGGGGTAATGCCGGGGTAAGCAGTATCGATCCCTGCTTGCGCGCCCCAAATTGAAGCTTGGAATCCCCAAATGCCGTTGATAATCCGTGCCTTGTTTTGGAGGTAAACGTAAGCGCCTACAACAGGAGTGTTACTAGCTCCGAGCGACGTACCAACGATAATGACTTTATCTGTTAGGGGAAGGCTCAGTATCAACGCCACGACATCGTTGACCTGATAGTCACGATACGGCGAAGCGTGCGTATTGATGTTGGGCAGTTCAGCTTTCATGCGCTGCGTCATTGTCCGCGCACCAGGGTCCGTTACTGGTCCCCACATTCCGTACAGATCGAAGCCGTGCACATTTGGCATAGGATAAACTTCTACGTGAAAAGCCCTAACTCGTCAAATCCAACTCCGGCTGCTCGAACGGCAGGAAGTCTCCGAAGTCGCCGAACGCCGTATCGGTGTCGCAGTCGAGATTGGCGAGCCGGGTCACGGCGCCCTGCAGCAGCACTAATTCCGGCGGCTTGAGCGCCAGATAAGCTCTTGATCCCGTCCAGCCCATTGACTGCGAGAGCCACGCCAACTGTGCCGATTTTGCGCCGATGACCGCTTTGCACACAGCTCCCGAGCCATAGACCCCGATCTGATAACCCGAGTTCATCAGGACAGCCTCGATCGCGGCGAAGTAGGGAAGCACGTATTGGCTGATCTGGCTGGGACTGGCATCGGTGTCGACTGCGAAATAGATGCAGGCTCCTTTGGGAGCCCCAACCGTGGGCGCATAATTCAGACAGAACGTAGCATCACGCTTGCCAGCTTGGGCGCTGATAGCCGGAAACGCACCGTCGTGGGTGAGGAAATCGCCATACCCTTCATGAACCAAGGCGAGCCGGATACCAGCGTCTGATAGCGCCTGGGCCTCGGCCGGCTTAATGCACTTGTCGCCGGTCGGGTTGATTGCCGATAAATACCGGATGACGGTCTCGATATTATCCGCTTGCAGATGCTCGATCTGCGGCGTGGTTACTTGGTTGGTGTCTATGATGCTGGTCATTGTACATCCTATCGATGAATCTGTGCTAGATTTATAATTCCGCTTGTTACAATAACCCCATCAGCGCATGTGTAAGGATGAATGCCGTCAGAAGTCCATGGCGAGCACGCCGGGTAGCCGACACCTGCGTTCCATATTGAATTGTTTGTTCCATTTCCTACAACCGAAGCATCGTCAAAATAGTTTACCGCCCCGAGAGCCATGGTGAGGATAGCAGTATTAAACGCAGCTAACTGACTTTGAAAAGCCGTTACCGTCTGATTTGACGTTGTCGCCCAACCATCTGTTGAAGTTGTAAAAGGCGTAAGTGTCTCTTGAATGTTTACACCACCGCCAAGTGAATTAGCGGTAAATTCAGCCCAAATGGTTTCCGTATTAGTTTCAAGCTGAGCCGCTGTTTGGCTGCCGGCAATATCATTGTGCCCGTAATTATTAATGTCGTGCGAGCAGTATTGGTAGAGCATCTGTCGCACAGTGTTGTTGTTAACAAAACTAACTGCACTATCGCCAGCTTTCCCCATGTTTATATAACCAAAATATGGTCCAGCGCTCGGGGCCGTAATTCCTTGATCGCCAAGGGCGGTTACACCCCCGTTAGAACCGTACTGAATGCTATCACCAAGAAGGCAAAGCGCCGGCAATGTAATGTTCGATACGATTGCTGCTGGGGTCATATACCCTAGCCCACTATTAGTTACCGAATCGCATGAGGCTGTTTGATCGCTGATACCCGATGCCCCGATGTGCATTGCGTCGCCGAGCGACAAATCAACTTGCCCGTTGTTGGCATAAACCGCGCCGGCAGAACCGACCCAATACTGTCTGATCCAGAATTCCGCGCCATTTGGGATTCCAATATTCAGGCTGTCCGACAAGAGTAGCGGGTTTCCCGTCGTTATGTTTCCGGTGGCGGAACCGCTGAACTTTATCTGGGTGCAGGTGCCAGCGGGCCACTCTACCGAAGCTTTTATGGTGGCAGATGGAAAGGTAGCAAGAAGATCGCTTTGACCAACTTCATTCCCATCTGGCGTGGTGCCAAAATTCGGGACAACTATTTGAAGTGAGGATACTGCATTTCTGGCAAAATGCGTCGAACGTGACATTATTTGTCGGTTGGTTTGATCATTTGAGTCGTTGATGTATGATCGAGTTGCAAATTGGCCGGTGTAGCTGGATGGGCTTGCAGCGCAACAATAATTTTGAGCTGATGCGTGACCTACTAAAAACGCGCTCAATATGATGGAGATTATGTATTTCATGACTAGTACGAAAATGCGTCGCACGCGCTGTTAGCAACGCTGGTTGTTCCGGATACCCCGCCGTTTCCAAGCGCGATATCAATCCATATTGGAGTTCCTGGGGTTAGGCCGATTACGTTTCCAGTTACGGTGACGGCGCCAAACCCTCCGGAAATTGCTATATCTGTACTTTGATTCGTGCCTATGAGCGTTCCTGTAGTAGCGGCTCCATTGCTTGGCGCCGTCCCTGTTCCATAATGTATACCGTATTGGGCACGTCCTACAGTTCCAGAAATTTGCAGAGTTAAATTGAACCCAATATGAACTCTCGCTGTGTTTGGTGTTATTGCGCAAACGGCACCAAGCCCCATCATTAAAGCGGTAGATGATGACACGCCGCCGCTACCGGCACCTGGTGTAACTTGAATAGTTGATCCTGCAACACCACACCCCGCGCCGGCATCGACCGTGTTTCCAGTGCTGTCGAACTTCGTGCAGTCGCCAGAAACTGGCGAACCTGTCGATAATTGCAGTTTGGTTCCAGTTCCTTGCGCGCTGGCGGCCCCTCCGACAATAGAAACAGTTGCCGGAAACTGATAGATGCTCGCAAACGGCACGCCGGAATCTACAACCTTGTTGGATGTCACGCCAATTAAGTTGCCGGAAGTAATGCCACTTGTCGGCGTCGTTCCTGCGGTCAAGGTCGTGACCCCGCAGGCCATCCACGATGGCACCCCAGTTCCATTGGTTTCAAGACAACTATTGATTACCGAGGATAATCCAACAACGGTTGCCCCGGTCGATGAGTAGTAAGCAAGTTGGTTTGCGGTCCCACTCGTAACTGTGCCGCCCCCGCCGCTTGTCGTGCAGGGGCCGCCAGCGTCGACATGATTGCCAGCCGAGTCGACGCTAATGCAATGGCCGTTGGTGTAAGAGCCGTTGCCGGTTACAAAATCGGTTGTGTTACCCGATCGGGTTCCCTGCCCGATAAGGCTTGTGCCATTGCCGACGAGAGGCAAATTAGCTGTGTAGCTGGATGGGAACGGAACGCCGTTGACCTTGCCGACAGTGGTAACGCCACCGTTCGTGATCGTCATGTCGCCAGTGATAGTCTCGGCACTCGGCCCAGCGGATGTTTGGCCTATAAGAATTTGACCGTTGCCCAGCAGGACGCCAGCTAAGCTACCGGCTAAATTATACTGGACAGAATAAAGTGGTGCAGAAACGACAGCAATGCTTTGCGGCGAGCCGTTGACGGCAAAATTTAACCCGCCAGTTGCACCGCCGTAATTGAACATCGAAAGAGTACCGCCTCCGGTTTGTGTTGCTCCAATACATATTTCGTTATAGGGGCCGGTGACTGGACCGCTATTCGCGCAGATGCTTGGGCCGGAAGCCGTTACGCCAATGCTGGTGAGAAAACCTTGAAACGCTGTACCACCGTCTTGAATAACACCGTTGGTCGTCCACATTGGGACGTGGCCGGGCGTTACGTGACCTGTTTGCTGGACCGGCTGAGCAAATATGTTTTGCGTCGTTAAAATTAAAAAAAGTGCGATCCATCTGATCATGACAAGACAATCCCGGTCAGATAGATATCGGCTGTTGCAGCCGCACCCTGCGCGGTTGGCAGAGAAAAATAGATTGCAAGCGCATAGGCATTATTCGGGCCGAGTACGAGCGGCAAGTTGGCGGACGAAAAACGCGCTGTGTTGGCGAACGCAGTCAGGGTTGCGTTGAGCAGCAGATTTGCTCCAATCAGAGTGGTATAGACCTGCGTATTAGCAACGAGCGGCGAGCCGCCTTTGCTTGCTGCGGGGTAAAATCCACTAGCCGCAGTTGTCAGCGATAATGACGGATTGGTTATGATGATCCCGGTGAGTTGAAAAATGCCGATATTCGGCGGCAGTAAAATGGGCTGGTCGGTCGTCGTGTTGAAATTTGTCCCGAGCGCCGACGCTAGTACTTTGTTTGACGCGAGAGCTGGGCCGGCGTCTTGTAGGACACCATCGGTTGTCCAAGAAGCTAGGTGGCCGGGAGTAACAGCGCCGTTTTGTAGGATGGCACCCATCGATGTTAATAAACTTCAAACCCGGAGCATCCCCCGGCGCCGATGCTCGATGTGCCGCCATTTGGTGACGCCACAGAAATATCAAACCAGTAAGCGTTTCCGATGGTGAGTCCAGTAATGAGTCCCTGTGCATCGATATAAAGAAATTGTGAAAGTATCGGAGTAACACTTTGCGTAGTGCCAAACGTAGTTTGTGCGGTAGCGGAAGCGCCGTTACTCGGGGCCGTCCCGGTGCCATACCTTCCGATGACTTGGACGTTTACCGCCCCCACACTATTAGTAATGGTCTGCGGAAAATCAACATGAACACGAGTACTGTTTACGGGAGTCATCGTGCATCCAAGCAGGCCATACCCCATCGCTACGAACGTGCTGGAGGATGTTCCAGTTGGCGCTTGAAAATTGACGCTCATTGTCGCGCCGTTAAGTTGTATGCAACCTTTCTGGGTTGGGCTTGCAGTTGTGCACTTCGCCGTCACTGCTCCGGTGTAAGGACCGCTACCAGTGCCAGTTAGCGTAAGCGTACTGTCGGCGTTATTGAGTGACGATACGTTGGCACCGCCACTCGCGCCGCCTGGATTGATAATGCCGTCCGCGAGTGCGGGTGAAGCAAGCAGTAAGAATGTTGCTATAAAGCTATTGATAATCGACATAAATCGGATCCGAGGATGTTGCGCAGGTTGCTTGGATTGCTCCACTCGGCACATAAGGAAAATAACGCTGGTAAGAACCGCCGGGAAGCAACAGCATCGCTACTGCCTTGGTTGCCGATCCGCCATCTACAGTAATCCAGCAACTATCCGTCGCGTTATTATTCTCAATCGTCAAAGACGCGCGGTTCGAATTAGCGGCTAAAATTTGCTGAAAAGTATTGCCAGTTACAATTGTTGTAGAAGCGTTGATCGTTGTCTTGTTGCCAGGACACGGTTGCGTCGTCGAGAACCCGGTGGCGCTATTGTAGCAATCCAGAATGACGTTCGCCGAAGCCGCGACGGTGCCGGCCCACAATAAGAAAAATGCAACGCATAACCGCCTGATCATTTACGCCTCACGATAATGTTGACGGCTATGACAAAGCTTGCATAGCCGCCCAAGCCAACGAGCTGATAGACCGAAGGGTTGTTGGGAATGATGACGTAGGAAAGCCAGAACACGGACGCGACGGTCAGGAGCGAATAAAATCCGCTGACCATAACTGCGGTTTTTTGCGAAAAAATCGCGAGCAGAACATCGACGAATTTGCTGGGATCGGACTCGGCCGCCGCAGGCGGATTATTGGGCGCGTCGTTGTCGATGACTTCGAACTGTGGCGCCATGCCCATTATCCTCGATCGTGGCTTGGGCATCGGCCATGGTAAAGCCGTCCGAAGGATCCTCCGGTTTACCCTTGTCCTTGGCGAGGGTAGCGTAGAGGGTCGTTAATGCCTTTAGTGCGTCTACAGCTTCTGTAAACGGCGTTGCGGCCTCGCCCGCGCGCTTGCGGATGTCCTTGGCCAGTTCTTCGAGTTCTTGCTTGAGGGTCATTGGGAAGGCGCCTGAAATTCCGCCTGGCCAACGCCGGCACCAATCGCACCGCCGCGTCGCATCCAATTTTGTACTGCTTGCCGTGTCATCTCGCGTCCTTGTGGATCGCCCTTCAAGCCTTTTTGCACGAAGCGCATCAGCGTCGGGCTATTCACGACCTTGGTGACAAACGCATAATATTTACCAAGCGCGGCACGTGCAAGCGGCTCGGCAATGGGCACCTTTGGCAGAAACTCGCCGCCCTTACCAAGCACCGAGGACCATGGATGTTCCACTTTAGCCATCGCCGACATCGATTGCGCGGTGCCTTGCGCGTTCTTCGATGACAACAGGAAATCCATTTCCTTGGCGAGCGTTTTCATTTGCTCGCCGGATACGCCGGGGAACATGATGTTCTGCACCTCGGGCGAAACTTTTGCCAATCGCGTCGATGGCTCTAGCGTACCCATCAATATTCTTTGTGCCCAGACCTGACGCAGCATGTTGAACTCGGGCGACTTCTCACCGAACCGCGCACCGGCTGCCAAGATCAAATACTCGCTATTGAGAATGCGATCAACCGCCTGCGCTGCACCAACAGTGGGCTCATAAATAAAGCCGAGCGGATCGGCTTTGCGACCTTGCGCCATCTGGCGCTGGTGATCACCCGTGATTTTTTTTATTTCTTTGTTCAATGTCGCCAGTGGATCTCGCTCGGCAGCTTCTTTAGCTGCATTGGCGGCGTCGCGCGCCTTGGCGATGATATCGGTCATGGTGTCGCCGGGGCGCACCGCGATATCGAGCTTGCCGTTGAGCATGGCAATATTTTGCGCCTGCTGTAGCAGTTTCGCCGAAGCCTCACGTCCATGCACGGCTTCAAGCATTCCGGAACGTGAGCGTGACAACACTTCTCGCGTAAATGCGTTGCCATCGATCACGTCTGGCACCAGCGATTTAGATGCCTCAAGCATCTGTTGCACATCGGCGGCCTTGACGCCGGCCCAAAGATTAGGACCGATCATCTTGGCAACCTTGCTCGTCAGGTCGGTGCGGCCTTCCTTGACCAGCGTGTCAAACAGAACTTTTGGATCGGCCGGCAGCCCCGACTCCAAGCCCTTCATGACGGCCTGGATGCGCGCGTCCTGCAACGGGCGGATTTGCTCGCCGTACCATTTATCGGTAGCGTCGAGCAGTTGCGCCGCTGTCTTTAATTCTGGAACAGCGTGAGCGTTATGCAGCGCGTCATCAACGTTCTTGGCAAAAAACTTGTAGACACCTTCGCGAATACCGGGAGTCAGGTCATGATAGTCGATGTTAGACCGGAACCAGGTGCGCAGTTCGTGAAGCTGACCGAACGTCGGCTGCACCGGAGGCTTGAGTACTTCGCCGGTTTCCTTGTCGACCGTGCCAGCAAGATCACGCAGCTTTTTTACGGCGTCGGGGTATTTTGCCTGAAACGGCTCAGGCAATTGCTGCAAAAATTCTTCGGCAACTTTCGGCAGATCACCAATATCGGGCAAGTGCGCACCCGCGGCACGGTCGGCTTGACTGTAATAAAGTTTTGCGCGCTCGCCAATGCCCTGGCGGATTTTGACGAGCTTGTCGCCAACAGCGCTCCATAGATCGCCGCTGTTATGACCGGCCTTGGCCGTTCGCATCGCTGCGTCGACATCTTTCGATATGTCCTGAAACCCGACATCGATCAGGCTTTGCGCCGCCTTTCGCGATTCGGCGGCGGTGCGCTCGATCGTTGCCTGTCCCGTTGCTTGCCGCACCGTGCTGATGGCGCTGCCAAGCTGCTTCTCGGCGATGGCATCTTCGAGTTTTTTGTCGGCGATCGTCTGCGCTTCGAGCCGCTTGGCCAGTATTGCCTCACCGGCTTTCTGGGTCGACGGCGCTGTTGTCGGATCGCTGATCTTGCCCTCGGGCTTTACGCCGACACTTTCAAGGATATCGCCTGCGGTCTTTTCGTAGTGACCGGTTGCCGACTGCAGCAACGGCTTTTGCATCCGGAACGCCGGATCGAACACCTCGGCGACGTTGGCGAGATGCGGCGACTCCTTGGCCCAGGTGGAGGGCGGCACCAACACGCCCTGGTCACGCAGTTTTAGAGCAGTATCCAGCGATTCCTCGTCAGCGCCCAGGAACGAAGCTGCTGCTTTTGGCGCACCCTGCTTGACCGCGCCCTTGATGGCGGGCGCTATGGCAGCTAAGCCGCGTCCTACCGCCGTACCAGCCCCGCCGAAGGCACCGGATAGGGCCACTTCCTCGGTTTCTTCACCCGCTGAGCGGTCATAGACGCCCGCCAGGCCCATAATTACGTCATTAAAACCCTGCCCTGCGGCACCCCCCGCCGCGCCGCCGGCAATGGCCCCGCCAAGCGTGCCAGGGCCAGGTGCTACGGCCGTTCCAGCCGTCCCACCAGCGATCTCACCGGCAATAGAGCCAATCGTAGGGGCTGCCGCGGCGGCGATACCAGCCACAGGCGCGTCGCCAAACCCTTTGGGGCGGCGTAGCGTGCCATCGTCGTCGATATAGAGTTTGCCGGCGCGTTCCTTGACCTTGCCGGGGTAGGACCGCTCCAGCGCCTTGCGGCGCTCCTTGTCGTTGACGGCCATGTCGTAGAGCGTCTGCGCCGTAAAATCGATGCCTTCGTATTTCGGTTTCGAGCGCAGGTTGCCGTTAGGATCAAGGAATTGGGCACCTTCGGGGATAGCCTCGTACTGCTCATCGCTCTCGACCTTGTACGGCTTGGTTCGCACGTTGCCGGTCGGATCCTTGAATTTCATCCCCGGCATCAGCGCCTGATAATCATCATCGCCTTTGACAGAAGGAACCGTAACAGGATCGCGCCCACCAAGATTGCCGCGTGCGAGTTTTGCCGCCGCCTTGGTGTCGGCGTCCTGCGCCATCGCAGGCTCATCGAGCGCACCCGTTTTGTCTTTGATAAGGAGATCGTCGTCGGCCATTATTGTCCCACGATCGGCGCTTCTTCCCACGCCGGTTTATTGCCGGCCGGGCGCGTTTTGCCCGCCGCAGGAGGGTCAGGCGTCCACTTGCCGGCCAACTGATCCTCCTGGCTCTTTTGTAGCCGCTGCAGCCGTTCCTTGACTTCGCGCAGCGAGCGCAGCGTGTTGGCCGTGGTGTCACCGAGGCTCAAGCCACCGATAATGTCGTTGATGCGATCCGCGTCCGCTGCCAGCGGGCGGCCGGAACGGTCAAACAGCAATCGCTGCGCCGCCGTGCGCAAATACTGAATGTTGCGCATGAACTGTTCGCGATCGGTGTTGTTGCCGCCAAAAATATTCTCAACGCGCTCGCCCAGTCTCGTCGCCTTGCCAGCCAAGCCCGCCGAAGCCGCGTGGGTCTCAAGAACCTGCACCGCGTCATCGATCGTCTTGTTCGCTTCACCGTACTGCGTCACGTTGCGCTCGACATCGATGCGCTTGCTTGGCGTCATGGTCGGTTGCGCCGCATCGGCAACCTCGCGCGAGGCACGATCATACTCGGCATCAATCTCTTCGTTAGTCGCATTCGGGTTCTGCGCCTTGAACTCAGCAATCCGACGCGCGATCTCTTTCTGCTTGGTTGGTGCGCCACCCACGCTGCCTGCTCGCCCAGCAGGATGGCTGATCAAGAAATTCGCCTGATCCTCGGCAGTTGCGCCGGGATGCTCTAATCGGAATTGTCGTAGCAAATCTTCCTGCAAATTCTTGTTGCCCTCGCCGATCCCCTGGAGAATGTCTAAACGTGCTCGCGCCTTTTCCTGCGGCTTGGCGTCGGGGTGCTCTTTATCCCAGGCGTTCGATTCGGCGCTGAATATGGTGCGCCGGATATCGAAGTCCTCCCAGTCCTTTTGAGCTTTCATCACGCCTTGCGCCGCATTGACCTGCGCCGCCTGCATCTCGATCACCTTGTCGTCCATCCCGGCATCGAGCAGCGCGATTACTTTCTTGTTATCAAACTGCGCCGCGATGGCCATCTGCTTGACCTTCCACGACGCTAGGTCGGTGCTCATGATCTTGCCAGCGTCGTCGAACATCTCGCGTTCCATGCCGAAACGCTTCAACGCCAGATTGGTGTTCTCTTTCCAGGCGTCATAGGCCGACTGGTACGCCTTATCATCGTGCGCGTGAATCGCCATCATCGCTGCCGCCGAGGCGTTCAAAGCGGAAGTCAGCGGCGTCTTGGTAAAAGCCGAAGCAAGAAGCCCGAAGATCGAGCCAATGGACGCAAAGCTCTCGATCGGGCCAGTCTCTCGCTCTTTTCGTTCCTGATCGGCGTTCCACATCGGCGGGATGGAGTTGGCGGACTGGCTTTCGGCCGAGAACGCTTTCTCCATCTGCTCGCGGTCGCGCGCCATGCGGCCATTGATCTCGCCGAACTGCTTTTGCTCGGCGGCGCCGCGCTCGCGCTCGATACCGGCGAGGCTGTCTGTCAAGCCTTTGGTCGCGGCCGGATCGAAGCGCTTGAGGAAATCGGTGGTGTAGGGCGAGTCGTCCTTGGTTTGCCCGCTGCCCGAAGCGGGCTCGGCATTATAGATATCGCTCGATTGCCCGCGCGGGGGCGGCAGCACGAGTTTCTTGCCCGAGGGGGTTGTTGCGGTATCGTCCTGATCGTCGGTAATCGGTTCAGGCATTTAGGCCGCCGCTGCCAACGTCGTACCTGCGCCGCCAATCGAGATTTTCGTACCGCCACCCAACGCCGCCGCCATGCTGGCGATCGACTGCATGAGCTGATTATTGTTGGCAGTATCCATATTGATCAGCGCTTGATAAATCTGTTCGGAAAGGCCGGTCGAGTTGAGCCCAGCGCTGATCAATTGCGTGCCGGTCGTTGCCAATTGCTGTTCAAGCTGGCCGGCAAGAGCGAGACCGTTCATATCGGCTCCGCTCAGTTCTTGCGCCAACGCACTGTTTTGCGTCGGATTGGTGTTCTCGCCATTGGCGGCGTGGTTCTGAATAATGCGCGCCTTGGCGGCCTGCACCGCCTCGGTGACTTGGGCTTGTTGCCCAGGAGGGAGCGTGCCATTAGTCAGGTACTGCGTCAGTTGTTCGCCGGAAGCCGTCAGCGCCGCGCCTTGTGCCTGGAGGCCAGGGGCCTCGGCGGCGAGTTGCTTGGCGTTTGGATCGGTTTGGTTGCCGCGCAGCACGTCGAGACCCAGACCTGCACCAGCCGCGAGAATGCCAAGCGGGTTTTTGGTGAGTGAGCTAACCGCACCAGTTTCGAGTTGGCTGAGAAAACTGGGTGCACTGGTCGCCGCACCAACGTCATTGGTGATGTCGCCAGCCGCGACGGCGCTGTCAGCGAAGCCGGGAACGCTTAAAGTGCCAACTTGAGCCGCGGTATTGGCAGCCGCACCGGCTGTTGCACCAAGAGGGGCAGCGGTGTTGATCGCGGCGAGGGCGGGATCAGTTGCAAACGCCGATGCGTCGTCAGCCGTCAAGCCCAAGGCGCTAAGATCAAGTCCTCCGGTGACAGCAGTAGCTGCATCAGCCGTACCCGCAGCCGCGCCGCCAGCCAGCAAATCGAGCGGCGCACCAACAGTCGAGTCTACGGCAGTCGCCGCGCCAAGTCCACCCAAACCGCCAGCAAGCCCGAGGCCGCCAAGTGCCAGCCCCGCGCCGCCGATCAATTCGGGAATTGTGTTTTTGCCGCCGATATCTTTCTGCGTATCAGAAAAAATATTCGACGGACTAAGATCGTTGCCGAGGTTGCCGGTATTGCCTTCAAACAAGTCGGTCAGGAACGACATCAGACCCTCGCGAACTGTTGCTGGCGCGTAAAAATGCGGCCCAGCTTTTCCTTGATCGTCTCGTGTGGCACATTGGTTAGTTCTTCAACAATGATGATCTCGGCACCGAGATTTTTTGCCCAGCGCTTGAACTCGTCGTAGAACCCCGCCGCCTCGGCAACATGATCCTTGTTCTCCGGGTCCTCTACCAACACGAAACGCTCGCGCACGATCGGCTTATCCGCGAGGCCGTTTGCCCGCTGCATCTCCGCGAGCGCAACCGAGTGATCTTGCGTCAAAAACAGATGCTCGTTGGTGTCGACCATGCCGCGAAGCCATCCGCCCAAGCGTTGCTCCGGCAGTTCGAGCGCCGTGACCAGCCGGGGAATGAGCCAACCACCGTGGCGGGACAGATCGCCCAGCTCAAAACGCCGGATCGCGGGGATTTCAATGCCTACGCGCTGGGGTGCCAACATCATGCAATTCCTAAAAGCCGGGAAGCGATAACGTGCTCATCGGAGTTGAAACTGATCCACTCCCGCAACTGCTCCGGGTCGCGCCAGTCTAAATCCAAAAGGTTATAGCCGTCTATACCCAAAACAGCATCCATCTGGATGTGCATGATGGAGTGCTGATAGAGCCATTGGTCAAGGTTATCAGGGTCTAACGGGTCCAAAGGGAAGATTGTCAGGCTCGTTGGCGGGGGCGTCGTGGCTGGCGGCACAGGGGTTGAGGTCTCGTAGACCCGGCGCACGATATCGCGATGATTGGCCATATGCGCGAACGACCACCGCCTGACTTCATCGGGCGTGAGTGGTGTTTGCACGATCTCCGAGAGCGCCATCGCTCATCCTCGGTACGAAACGCGCGGGTCGTTCTGGATCATGGCGCTCACCAACGACACATCGGCCTCGTTGGTCTTTATCGTCATCCCGGTGAGCACGCCTTGCTGCCCCACGGCTTGTGGCGGCGTTACGAAATAGCCGGTACCTGACGGGCTCGGGATCGTGTAAGGCTTTGCATTGTAGAACGTCACTCCGGTCGAGCCGTTGATGCCGACCGAATCGATGTTTGCAATAATGTTAAGACTGCCGGCGACATTGTAGTTCCACACCGACCAGAAGCGGCCCGTCGCCTTGCTGAATTGATAACCGCCAGGCTCGTCCCATAGCCGGGATTGCACGAGTTTCTGGAAGCCGGTCGACGGCGTGCTGAACATCGGCTTGATCACCAGTCCATCGGTGCCCCACGCCGTCAAGACCGAGTTGATCTCTTGTGTTGCGATAAAGGTCAGCGGGCCAAAATCCTGAACCGATGCGTACCACTCCTTGCCGTTCCAGATCAGAAGTTTGTTGACCGTGGTGTTACTCACCGGATCGATGATTTGCGCCAGCACCATCCAGATGCGCTTGGAGAACACCGTCGCCTTAGCCGCTGAGAGCTGCGTAAGACTGCCAAAATTGGCGACGCTGCCCCATACGCCGTCCAAAGCTTCGCTGACTTTCTGCAAGGCCGAGCCGCGGCTGACATGCACGCCGATGGAGTTGGCGAGAACCAAGTCCTGCCCGCGCGTCAGGACCGAGTAGGGATAGGGCGAGCCGATCTCGGGGTCGGCGTTCTGGTTGGTGAATGTCGTCGTGGGCGGGCTGCCCGAAGTCGTAACACCCGAGATGTAATTCATCGACGAGTCGGCGACCAGATAAAGGAAGCCATTGGTGTTGACGAGGCGGATGTAGCTGACACGCAGGAAACTATCGCCCGAAGTAAAATTGCCGCCACCGTCCGACGTTGCAAAATTGGTGAACGATCCTGGCGCTCCAAAATAGACCGTAGGACCGTTGGCGATCCAGGCGCGGCCTTGATAGGTCTCGACCGTTGTGCCACTGACGCCGAAAGGCGCCAAAGTAACTGTGCCCGCGGCGGTCTCGGCCACGTCGGCGATGCTTAATGTCGGCGCAACATTGCTGCCATATTGGCCGCCATTCGTTATAAGTACGGACGAAATGGAGCCGTTGGTTATAATCGGAGAAAAAGCCGCTTGCGTGATGATGCTGGCACCGCCGCCCGATGACACGATGGAAGCCGTATCGCTATAGCCAGAACCGTGAGCAACAATGGACACACTCGATACGTAGTAGTCCCCGATGTCGGTAATTGTTGCGACAGGGCTGGGTGAGGCGCCGCGATAAAAACCAGAAAAGGTTATGCTTACGGATGTCAATGAACCGTTGGTGATAAACGCCGTGACATTCGCTTGGTTTTGCGGCGTGTTGCCGCCCGAAACCGTTATTACCGCATAAGGTGAATATCCACTGCCCGCCGCGATAATACTAGCGCTGGTAACTTCGTACTGACTGCCGACAAGAGTGGCGAGCAAATTGACCGATGCGCCCGACCCAACTGCATGAGACATTATTGCTGTGAGAGAAGCGCCCGAACCCGCAGCCGTTCCGCCTGAAAATATGAGGCTTACATTCTGGCCGGCGAGATAACCCGAGCCGGGATTTATAATCGAAACGCCTGTGACAACGCCATTAGCGATAGAAGCAGCAAACATGGCACCCGTACCAGATCCACCCGATGCGTTAACAGATGGGACTGTCTGATACCCCGAACCGGGATTCGTCAGTGTGACAATTGGCGAAAGTGATCCTGCTTCGTAAACAAGTGCCCCATCCCAAATCCAATAACCGTTGGTTTGGTTGGCGACGATGAGCAGATAAGTTTGCCCCCATTGGGAAAAACCGATATTGGTTATTGCGGGGGTCGTAATTGTGCCCGGCCCAAGAATTTGAGTCGTGATTGCCGTACCAACTGTATTGACGGTTTGCACCGAGCCGTCAGAGAGGAAATAAACGGCGTATTCGGTTGCACCAATATTATAGAAGCCGAACAGAACGATCGTTCGGCCACCACTGAATGCAGCGCGTAACTGCGTTCCGCCGCCGGGGAGCGTCCGCAGATTGCGTGGTGCGACAGGCATGAAGCCGTCGATCCAGTAACACATCTCGTCGGGTACACCGGCTCGCGTTGTCGACGTGTTGATGCCGCTGAATTTCTCCATGATCTGCGGCGCCGGGAGAGGCGGCGTAAAGGGATTGCCTTGAGGTTCTTCGGCTTTGGGGGGGTTGGCTAGGGTCATTTGACAAGGTTCTCCATAGGTGCTATGGAGAACGTCATGAAACGCTCAATCGACTTCACCGATCCGCAGATGAAATGGCTCGAACGCCGTTCCAAAGAACTTGGCATTACCATCGCCGAATTGGTGCGGAGAATTATTGATGAAAAACGAGAAACAAATAAATAAAAAATGCGAAGAGTGCCAGCAAGCATTCGTCGCGCATCGCCCCGATAAACGTTTTTGCTCACGAAAGTGCTACCGCAGGCAGTACGATCGGCATCCCGCCGACACTCGAAACTCGCCGCGTGATGCCGTTTGTGAAGTGTGCCAAACTCCATTCGTAAAAAACAAACGGCACCAAGTTTATTGCTCAAGCGAGTGTTACAAAAAAGCTTGGCCCGTACTAAACCGAGAAGCGCATAACGTCGCTCAACGACGCAAGCGTTTAAAACAGCCCGAGTTATTCCGCCAGCGCGACACTGTTTATCATAGGAAACATCGCTCCAAGTTAACCACGGCCTATCCATGGGCGTATCTCTTCAAATCCCGAAAAGCGGAAGCTAAGCAAAAAGGAATACCCTTCGCACTCGATAATGAATGGGCGGCGCCCCTATGGGCGCGCGGTTGCTCCATTACCGGGCTGCCTTTCCAGCCGAACGCTGCGCAAGGCCCATGGCCTTTTTCGCCGAGCATCGACCAAATTAAACCGGGGCTTGGATATACAAAAGAAAACGCTCGTTTCATGCTTTGGGGTGCCAACGCGCTAAAAGGGGCAGGCAGCGATGCTGATATGTATGCCATCGCAGAAGCCATCACGAAAGTACGCTACCGATGTGCTGAAAAATTTGTTGAATCGCTCCTAGCCCTCCCAGCATGAAGGGCAAAAGGAATCTACCATACGGATTGGTGACTCGCCCGACTCGCGCCGAGTGAGAATATATACCTAGCTGTTTTTCAAACAAATCCAAATGAAATTTTGCCGCGTTATAGTTGTTTAATTCCAAAAAACCAAGATGAGCAGCAAAGTAACTAATTGCATCAGTCCACGGATCAGGTATTACCTCATAATCCTGATTAGTTTTTAAGTCTTGCGGGAGACAATAACAGTCTAACTCATACTGATACACTTGCGACGGTAATGGATAACAGTAAAAACTGCCGGACGTGCCTTGACCGTACTGTGAAGCGAAGCTCGGTACATAGGAAAATTGGTACGGATACTGGCGTATTTGCGCCTGGTAGATAGAAAACGAATAGACGGGCAGTGAATACCTGTAGTTCGCATATATAATTGAGATTCCTTGTACCCCGAATACAGATTTTACTCCAGGATTTCCTCCCAAAAACACGCCCGAAAACGGATATACTTCTTGCCCGGCGTTCAATTGATTGATCGGCCCAGTCTGCAACGTCACCGAAGCGCCAGTGCCAGTCGCATCCGTAATTGTCGCCAGCGGCTGAAAATAACCCGAACCACCATACGTGATATCGACGGCCGCGATCGTCCCGCTCTGCACAATTGCCGAAGCGGTTGCTTGCGCGCCCAACGGGTTCGCGCCCGTACCACTTGGAAAGTCCGGAGGCGTAATCGTGATCGTCGGCGAATTGCTAAAGCCGGTCCCACCGGCAATGACGCTCGCGGTCACAATCGGGGCCGACACCTGTGTCAGCACGCGGATGCAATAGGTACGCATCGCCACTTCGCGTCGAGCTCGATTTATGTAATTGACTAGGTTCTCCGGATTGATCAAATCCTGTTTGGTCTCACGCAAAAATTTCTGCGTCGTTTTCCAATAATCAAACAGAGTAGCCATCAACCAGCCCCCTGCCCCGAACGCGGCTGCGAAACTCCAAGCTTGTTGATCGAAGCCGGATCAGCCGACTGCTCATACTGCGTCCGGTTCACTGAAGGATTAGAAGCCTGCCGAGCCCGGTTTAAAAACTCCTTGTAGTAACCATACATTCGCTCGGCATCGGCCGAACGCGCACCCGTCTGCGACGACAGGAACGCATAATAAGCGGCGAAAAACGTAATCGCGTCGGTCCACAGATACGGGATTGCCTCAACCGTCGCATCATTCACCAGCGGGATCGGGTAGCACACGCAGTCGCAATTGAGCGTGTAAACAAGATCAGGCGGCGGGTCGATCCAGAACGAGCCCGAAGCCGCCGAACCAGTCGCCGGTGCCGCGGCGCCTTGCGCATACTGCGACCACACCTCGGGCGGCCCAGCAACGGGCACCGGATTGTTGACGTGAAAGAGATCGAAATATTCCCAGGCGCGGGGCGGGATCCATTGAGCGCCCGACGCCACGCTATAATTGATGCGTCGAACGTGAATCGCACCCTGGATGCCCGTCGTTGCCGACGTTCCAAAGTTCAAACTCGAAAATGGATATTGAACCTGCCCTACAACGGTGGCAATCGTGCCAATAGCGCGAATGCACTCGCCCTCGCCGGCCAACTGCCCGCGAGCGATGTTGATCCAATTGTCGAGGGTAGCAGTCGGGTAGAGCGTTGTCGGCGCTCCAGGCAACTGCAACAGGTTTTGAAGGTTAGTTTCGTAGGCCGTCAGTGCCATGGCAGAAAGACCTCTCTGCCATCAGTATAGTCGCTTGAGCACCAATGCTCCACCGGGGATCGAGCGCTCGGCATCATAAGTGTGCCACAGTTGCGAACCGTCCGGCATCTTTACCAAGAACGCGGTGCCGAGCCGCATGGTCTGCTGCTCATCGCCTGGAGTCTGACACGCTGAGTCACCGATGGTGAGCTGCTTAGCAAGTTGGAAGCGGCTATCCGCTTCCACTCCTGTTATGCCGATGCTGAACGTCTCAGCCATTTACGGCGCCGGTTGCATCGTCACAATATCGGCGGCGCTGCCCATGGTCAAAGCAAGACCGAGGATATTCACCGAGCCGGTGCCGGCCAAGCCAGGCGTGGTTTCCACGACGAAGTTTGGCACCGCGTTGGTGTTAAACAAGCCGCCATCATAGATAGTGCCGACCTGCGGAGCCACTGAACCCGCACCGATAACAGTGAGACCGACCTGCGCCGGTCGCGGCAGCCATGCGATGCGATTTTGCTCGGGATTGACGATCGAGCCTTGCGGGGGCACGCCGCCAACCGTGGTGAGCAGAGCCGACAATGTGCCGTAACCAAGCCCGGCGCCGGTCGTAACTGACGCAGCAGTAACGGTTTGCATGGCAAAGCCGGTCAAGCTCGCGCCCGTACCCACACCCGCGACCGTCAGCGTGAAGTTGTTCGGGTTCGAGAGCGGCGCGCCGTTGTTCGTACACAAGCACGCCGTCAAGCCGCCGCCGGTCACAAGCGAAAATGCCAGCGTACCCGCCGTGATGCCGATGTTGATATTTGGATCGGTCGGGTTTGGCAAAATAACGGGAACGGGCGCCGTAGCATAGCCTGCTCCGGTATTGGTGAACGTGAAGCCGCTAATCGTGCCGCTGGAGATACCGCAGTATCCCGAAGCCGGGACACCGCCTACGCCATTCGGGTTATTGGCGCTGGGAGGCGGCGGGGGAATAAGCACGATCGGAGGAACGCCGTAGCCTGCACCCGCGTTTGCCGTCACGACGGATGAGAAGCCAAGTCCGCCGCCAACAATGGGCTGCCAAGTCGAGCCGCCGCCACCAGTGACTGCCACGGTGGTCGACGCCTGCACGTAATTGGTGCCGAGCGCGAAGATCACCGCACCAGTCGGGCATCCAGTCAGGTTGGCAACACGGACATTGAAGCCATCGCTTTTGACGTAGATCATCGATCGGCCATACGACGCGGCCGACCCCATCGTCCACACGCCGGTAATCGGGTCCAGGAACTGCAAGACCAGATAAAAACCAAGATGGATATACCAAGTGCCGGCAGGGACCGGAATCTGGTTGCCAGGCCCAACCGCAAACTTGTTGGTGCTCGCGTCGTAGGGCGCGTAATTCAGTTCTGTGGGATAAAGATACTGAGGAAGGGGTAGATTGAGCCCCGGCCCGCTTAAGGGAGATGGCATCGTTTAACTCCTTGCCATGAGATAATTTTGGGGATACAAACGTACTATGACCCAAAATTCTAGGAACTGTTTGAGCTGCGGGGCACCACTTCCGGATAACCGGCCGAAGTTCTGTTCACACAAACACGCGATGGACTGGCACAATTCCCAGCAAGATTGGCGAACGCGAAAAGATCGATTCAGCCGAAACGCTGCAAGGAAACGCGCATACGAAGCCGACCCCGAATTTTGGCGTAACAAAACCCGCGCATGGCGCGAGGCCCATCCGGAGCAATCTAAGTTTTTTGCCCAAAAGCAAAAAGAGGGGTATTGGCGAAAACCGTGGGTAAAAGCCATCATAGCTGCGAAAGGGCGCGCAATAAAACGCAATATCCCGTTCGATTTAACATACGAATGGGGGGAAAAACGTTGGACTGGCTTTTGCGAACTCACAGGTATTCCTTTCTCGCCTCGTCGGGGCGCCTCTTCCAGCATCTTCTCACCTAGCCTTGACAAGATCATTCCAGCCAAGGGGTACGTACAAACCAACTGTCGCTTCATCCTTTTCGGTGTCAACAATCTCAAACACGACGGCACCGACGAAGAAATGTACATGGTCGCTAAGTCGTTGATTTCACATCTAATATTGGTTCCCGGCGAGGTTATAGCCCCAGAAACCTGACGACGATTTCGCGGTGATGATGTCGTAGCCGACGACAACCACGCCTTGCTGCCCGATCTGCCCGAGCGGCACCAGCGAGTAGAAGCCGGAGAAGTCGAATGCCGCGTCCTCGGACAGATACATCGAGGTGTATTTGACGTTGACGCCAAAGACGTTGCCCTGTGGACAAAAGTGATCGGCGAAGATCGGAACGCCCGAGACAAACAAGTTCGGGAAGCTCGACCGAACCGCGGTGTCCATCGTGAACTGCTGCGGCGGAATTTGGTGGATTTGCTCAATCCCGATGAAGTCCAGATTGAGCGTGGCATAGTCGCCGGGATTCATGACCACGAAGGTCGGTGCCTCGCCGCCCGCCTGGTCAGTGACATACGATAACAGCGTCGCCATCGATTTGCGGGTGAAGCCCACCGTTCCAAGCGAGAACGTGCCCGAGTTTAGATTGATGTACTGGCCCTTGAAGGCCGAGTTGCCGGCGTTGTTGCGATTTACGCCGCCGTAGGTCGGAAAGTTCGTGCCGTTGTCGAACGCATCCTGAAAGCTGTTCGGCAGAAGCGGATTGCCCGAGTTGTTGGTGAACGTCAGGCGAGCCATGTTCTGGCGCGTCACGGCATACACGTCATTCATACGCGCTTTGAGGATCGAGATTTCGCGATCCGTCGCCTGAATGATCGTTTCGCCGAAGGGTAGCGGGATCGGCACGACCCAATAAGCGAGATTGAATTGCAGGTTCTGAATACCGGGCGTTATGACAGGGCTGTTAAAGCCGCCGCCGTAGCCGGTGAACTGGCCCTGCACCATGCTTTGGCCTTGCGCCGGCACCGTGATCTGGTTGAGGCCGCCGGCCGCGCGCTGTGCGTTGCCGGTCATGTAGAAAAGTGTGGGGCTTCCAAAATAGATTTGTACAAAGAGACGCGGGACGAAAGCGCGCCGTGTGGCACTTGCGAGCTCATTATAAAGTGAGCCCGCAGCAGGTGCGACGCCAATACCGGGAAGTGGCAAACTAGCCTCCTAAGTTAGCGTCGCGAACTGCCGCGAACTTCGTTGATGGTTGCGCCGATACGCTGGGACAAAGCGCCGTCCGAGATGCCGTTCTTGCCAGCCTTCAACAGGCTGTCGACGTACTTATCGTCAGCGTCGTCGGTCGAGGACGGAAGTTCGGCAAAATTCCAGCCGCCGGTCCCGCTCTGAGACACCGGCATCTGCGGAGGATGATCGCGTTCGAAGATCGCGGCGGCATCCAGCGGATCGAGGATGCCCTTTTCCTCCATGATCTTTTCGACGGCCTTGATGCCATCGTCGGTGTAGCGTTGCTCGCGCAGTTTCGCGATGCCGCTATCCTTCATCAATTGAAGTTGAGCAATCCGGCCGTCGCGCTCGCGCGCGGCCTTGTCATCCTCGATCTGCTTCTTGAGATCAGCGATTTCCTTGGAAGTCGACGCCTTGATTTCCTCGATCGGATCCGGCTCGTCCAGCTCGGGAACGTCCGCCTTCGGATCGACGATCTTCTGGGCCTCAAGAACCTTGCGCCGCGCCTTGGGATTCTTCAACCACCCCTCGACAGTCTGCCGCAGCTTGGTGTTCTGCTGCAACTGAAGTTCATCAACCTCGACGGTGGGCATCGGTTACTTCCCTACCGTCGAGCCGGCGTTCGGCACATGATTGATGCCGAGTGCACCGGACTTCATGGTCGACGGCAGATGGCTCTTGCGACCCTGGATGTCGATCTGCTCCATGTCGACACGGATGATCTGTTCATCGCTGGTCGGGACTGTTTTTGCGGCGTTCTGAAAAATATTCACATTCGACATCGCTGTTCTCCTTCAAACCTTGTGGCCGTAACGCGGCCGTTCGGCGTGCACCACCGACCGGGCACCGAAGTCGCCCATCATGGCCGGCACGGAATTTTCGTTCTTCTCGGGCTGCGACTGCGCAACCTTGACCGGCTTCTGGTCGGGCATGTCGGACATTTTTTCCTTGAAGATGTCCATCACGCGGCCTTCGGCATTTGCGGAGCGCCCGGCATGGAAGGCGGCGGTGCAGCGCCGGACTGACCCGGCTGCTTCATCTGCTGCTGCATCTGGCCGTTCTGCTGATTCTGGATCGCCATTTTCTCGATCGAGTTTTTCTCGGCGGCGTTGCTGGTCGATCCTGGCGGAACGTGCTTGGCCAGCGAGGTCATCGACTTCATGAGAGCTTGCCCAAGTTCGGACGTGGCGCCGACCATGGGTAAAATCTCGGTCATCTGCTTGACTAAAACTCCCACCCGCTGCATCGCCGCGGCCTCATAACCTTTGTTCGGCGTCGGTCCCGTTGCCGGGCTCGAACCGAACGGCGGTTGCTGGGGTTGCGGTGGCGCACCTTGCGGTGCTGCAGCGGGCGGGGGCATCGGGGGCATCGGCGGGTTTACTTGCGACCCTTGCGACCCTTGTGGCGACGATTACGAACCATTTGGTTCTCCTTCTGGGTGTTGGGTTAGAACGCAGCCGCGCCGATTGCTCGAAACGGCATGGGGGATACTTGACCATCTAAATATTTTTGTGTAATTAAAGCCTTTACGCACCTGTAGTGCGTTTAAGGTTTTACCGGCTTAATGAAAAAACTCGCCGCAAAAATCCCTGAGAACGAACCGCCTCGTTCAGAAAAAAGATTCTGGACCATCAAAGATGCAGCCCGGTATTTAGGTGTCACTCCACAAACAATTTATTGTTGGATCGACCCCAAACCGCACAAACGTCCCTCATTTTTGCCTAATGGCGCTACACCTCCAATATATCGGTTTGGAACACGCCACGGCATAAGACTTCCAATTAAAGAATTTTTAGCTTGGGTTGAAACTTTCAAACAGGAGTGAATAATGCACATCATCACCATCGGCTGTGCCCCCCTCGCCCTCCAATTCGTTTTCAAAAACAAAGAAACCGCCGATGCAGCGTGGCTCGCAACGACCCCCGGCGCACTCCGCGTCGCGAACACGCTGATCACCATCACCGACGATTTTGGCCAAGTCGGTGAATTCTCGCAGTCGGCGATTAGCTGCCGCGTCATTGAGGACTGCGACCTGTCAAAACGCGCCCACGTCGAGCGCTCACTGCACCAACAGAGAATGCAGACCGATTTCCAGCGTGCGGCCGAGAGCGACCCGCATCTGCGTGCCGGGATGCGAGGCGGCCCCAGCGTCATCACGCCGTTCATGCCGAACGGGCGCGGCAACTAACGCTTGCCGGCACCGCCGACAAGTTGCTTCTTGGCGATCTGCTCGCCGATCTCCGGGTTTTCCTGAAGCAACTGCTGAAGCTGTGCCTGTTTGTTTTCTTCCGCAGCCTTGGTCTGGGCCTTGCCTTCCTCCTTGTTGGGGAACGGCAAGTTGTCCATGACGTATTCCTTGGTAACTACGCCTAGCTTCAACCCGGCGAGAATAAGTTGCGAATTCTCGTCCGAGAAAATCGGGCTCGATGAATGCGAGTCGACGCTGACACGCCAATCCTCGGGGAGATCGGTCAACAAGAACCCGGTTTGCTCCATCGTAGCAACCGAACTACCGTCGACCCAATATTTGCTGGAGTCCTTGGCTTCCTTTAACGATAGCGTCTTATCAGCCGCCGTCGCGACCTGCCGCTCCACCAGCAACGCTCGATCGCGCAAATAAGGCGACGCCGTTTTCATCAAAGTGCTGGCATGGGACTCGGCACGCACGCCGGGTTCGCCCTTACCTTGCATGATATCCGGAAACCCCGAGAGCCAATTGATCTGCTCGATGACGAACTTGATCATCGGCATCATTTCGGGCGGAATTTTTGGCGTCAGATCCTTGACATCCGAGCCTTGCTGAAGATTGACGAAGCCGGCACCGCGGAACTGGCCATACTTCTCATCGTCAATGCCGTTGTCGCCGGTAAATGCCAGTATCTTGTCGACCTGAAGCCCAAACAATCGCTTGGCGTCGTCACACCATGTCGACAACAACGCCTGCGGTTCGATCAGATCAACCAGTTCAGAGCGGCCCCAGAACCAATTCGCCACTTCGTTCGGTTGGATCAGCGTGTAGGGCTGCAAGCCGTCCACGCCGGTCAGATTCATCTTCTTGCCAAACGGCGCAATGACGATATCAGGCTCGATCATGATGATCGTGGTGTAGTCCTCGTCATCCTGCACCCACAACTCATGGACATTGACGACTTCAGCGCCAACCTGCGGTCCCATGATCGCATAATTCGGATCGTTGTTGAGCTGCACGATGCCGCCAGGCAACGGCCGCGTCGCCCCGGATACGCCCGTCTGCAACGCCGATGTCGATAGCACCTGATGGAAATACGATTGCGGGTCCGACATCGCCTGGCCCTTCATAGCGTGGCCACGGACCTTCTCGAACAGCTTCTTGGCGTTAGGCAAATGAAAAATCCGCCGCCACACTTCCGGCAGCGTCATCGTCGTGGTCTCAACCATGGCTGCCTGACGGTCGATCTCGTTCTCAGACTCGTTATAGACACCGAACTGCCACGGCATCACCAGTTTCTTATAATAAACCGGCGTCTGATCCGGACCTTCAACCTGCACCCATTGCTTGAGCAAGCAAGCGCCGTATTTCAACGACTGAAACACGCCCAACGCAAAGGCGTGATCGGTATTGGTGCGCTCCCAAGAGCGTGTCAGCGTCTTAGCAACGACGGCGGCGCGTTGCAGGTAATTCTTTGGATAGGTACGTTCGAAATCAACCGAGAATTTCAACTCGACGGGGCTGAACAGATGCGACGTGGTGCGATTGAGATGCGTCGTCAGCATGTTGATGAGCGACTTGGTGCCATCGTAACGGCCGGTCTCGGCAATGGCATTCATCAGTCGGCAGTACGAAGCGCGCATCCCGACGCTAATACGGCACATCTCAATATGTTCGTTGGCGAAAGCGAGTAAATCCCGAGCGTCCGTTGGGACAGTGATCACTTACCACCCCTGCATCTTGCGCGCGACGCGCTGCGCGGCACGAGCGCCGGCATTGGGCTCGATCCCGGTTGTGATCTTGCCATTCACAGCAACCGCACCCTGCGCAATGCCTTGGCCGTACTCGGCCCCGTTGGGCTGGAACCCGATATTCATTGGCGAACTCGCCTTCAGGCGCTCCATGGCAGCGTCAGCCTGCTTCATTTCCATCGACGCTATATCACCATGACGCATATTGTCATTCATATTGGTGATTTTTAGGGCCGACATATCCTCCTTGGTCGAGCCAGTGATCTCGGCAGCGCGTTCCACCCGCGTTTCGGAACCCGCCTCGATATCCCGATACGTCTTATCGGTCGCTTTGACCCTGGCGCTGCGCAGCGATGGCATCTGGATAACGCCGCCTCGATCCGGTATGCCGATTTCCTCCTGGCAGTCAGGAAGCGGGCATCGACGCGGAAAAGGCAGCGCAGCATCCCAGGGGAATGCCCCGCGGCAAAACGGACAACGCAATTTCATCGATATCTCCAAGCGTTGCGGGACATAACGCGCTGCTGTACTTGCCGCACCTGACGTTTCTGCGCGAAGAACATATCAAGGTGGTTGCGATTGAACAAGGCGACTTGATCAACGATCGAGGCGCGTTTCTTAGCGGCTTCGGCCTCGCGAGTGCGACGCTGCGAGATCATGTTGTTCTTAATCTTGGTGTCCCAGTAATAGGCAGCGAGCGCCGCCGCAATAACCCGGTCGTCGCGCATACTCTGCGGCGCACCAATCGAGTCGCCCTCGCGCGCGATGGTTTTCATTTCCTCGATCAAAGCCGCAGACCGGATGTGCATCTTGGCAGTCGATATAAAATCGCGCATCCGCTCCAAGATTAAAATCTTTAGCTTCGTGTTTGTCGACCAGTGCCAATTGGAGCCGGCGCCCATCGCATCGGGACGCGTATAGATATAGGTCTTGACGTTTCTAAAGACGTTGACTAGCCCGCGATCCTCCAACTCCTTGCGCTGCGACCGATCGTTGTCGATCTGGAATTTGAGCGAGCGCAATTCGTTGAAAACTGACGTGCCGGGACCGTTGATCTCAAGAATGTAGCTGATCTCAGCACCATTGCCGTACCAGCCTAAGAGGCTGGCGATCACCCACGCGAGTTGGCGCGTCGTGATCAGCGGCCAAGCATACTCTGCAACCTGATCAATACCGTCAGCGTAACACCGCCCGATGAAGATCGAGGATCGATCATTGTTCTCATTCTCGCCAAATGCCGGGTCGATGCCCATAACGTATTGTGCGCCCAACTCGGGTTCTTCCCAAACCTTGAGTTCAATCGAGCGCATGTTCTGAGCAGGATAAATGCGCATGGCAGTAAATTCGTCGCCAGCAATGTACATAAAGGACTTGGCTTTGTGTTTGACGAAAGCATTAGTCTGGTCGGTGAGCTGCTTCGATCCAAAAAACACCGCTCCTGTTTGCTGAAACGCTTCTTCTTCGGTCCACGCCTGCTCGGCGAGCATGACGGAATCGTCCTGGCCATCTGAGTCGTCGGCATCTTCTTCATCTCCGTAATTGGGATCAAACTTCCTACGTATCCACGCCAGTTGTTCCGGCGTAATTTCGTATCCGTATTGCTCCCTAACGGCTTTTATTTTTTCGAGTTCTTTGTCGGTCGGAGGATTGGCACCATAGACTTCGAAATCAGGCGTGTTCCTACCAATGCTTTGCGACGGCTTCGACCACCAGCCGAGGAAAATGCACTTGCAGTGACGACTATCCTTCTTCGCCTTGGACCAGTCCGTGTACCACTGGTTATAGCCCCGAGCCGTCGACTCCTTGATGTAGAGCCGGTCAGGATGGATCTCGGACAGCGACTGCTCGAACGATTTCAAACCTTCATCGTTGTCGTAAGAGCAAAGCTCGGACAGATGCGCCAGCGTTAGACCTTCGGAACGGCCCAGAGTGCCGCTGGATTTGCTTTTCTTTACGCCGGCCGACATGAAGATCATCGACGATTCGTTGACCAGTTCAAGACTGTCGCGGTTGCCGGCTCCGGTTCCTTTGACCTTCGGAAATTTCAAACTCGCTGGCAAATTTTGCAGCATCACCACGAGTTCTTTACGTGCACTCTCACGATGAGGACTCGTGTCAAACACAAGCGCACCCTTGAGCCCGTTATGAATACCAATCCAGAAAATGCAAAGCGCTCGAATGATCGTGCTGATGCCGAGCTGCCGGGATTTAAGAATGTAAATGAAATGGATGTCGGCTTCGAGCGCGTCAAAAATCTGCGTGATACAATCACGCTGACCTTGATAAAGGTTCTGGCCAAGACAAATCCGGCCTGCGTCTTTGCTGTTAACGAAGCAAGTGTCGAGATACTTGTAGAACGCAAGCTCGACGCGCTGCCTTTTTGAACTGGCCCATCCTGGCATAGATGGTGCTTAGCCCATTATGAACGATAATTCAACGCCGTCCAAAAGCAGCCTGCTGGGCTTTTTGATCGCCGATCTTGTCCAAAGCCAGTTGGAGCCTCGTAGAGACTGTCGAGTAGAAGGTGGCCGGATCGGCAGCATTGTCGAGCAGAAGCACCTCTATGGGGTCGCCCTGCCCGCCTGGAGGGATAATCACGCAGGCGCCGCCAAAACCGGCGTCGGCGTTATGATCGATGCGCTCGGCCATCTTGCGAAAGCGCTCGGCGTTGCTCGGGGGCTCGTTTACCAGATCAGACATAGCGGTGGGCATATTGGTTCTTGATCTCCGAATTAACGAACTGCCCCACAGACGGGGCCTTGGCGCAAGCTAGTGCCACATCCTCGGGCACGTTTTCGTAGGCGCTGGTCCTGCCGCCCTTGGCCCAAGTGATGCGAAGTTCCTGTGCATCGGTGTCGTAGGACACCTCGGACACCATCGAGCTATAGACCGATTGGGACCAACTCATCACACCCCCTGCTTCTGCGCTTGATCGGTCATGATCTGGTGCAAAATTGGAAGCAGCACCGCATCCGTATCCGCGATTGTTTCATCTGAAAATCGTAAAAAGGGGACTCGCAAAATTTTTATTTCCTTTGAATCATAAAGCGGATGGCTAGGCGGCACCCGCCAAACGAGAATCGAACGCCGGCTCTTGTCATGCTCACCAAGACTCCAAAACTCACCGTTCATCTCAGGCACATACTTGACCTGGCGCGATGGCAATTTGACAAGCTGAAGCCTTGGCTCGCGAATGCGCGCGTAGCGGTCGGGATGATCCGTAAAAAATTGCGCGTCGTCATCCATTCAACAACTCCAGCGCCCGGCGCATGGCGACATCCGCCCATTTACGAACCGCCGTCGCCAGTGAGTCACCTGTTATTTTTACCGAGTCCCGCGCAGCATCGCAAAGTTCTTTCGCAGCCTGTTCAGAATGATCGCGCGCCGATTTTTGAGCAGTACCGACCTGCGATCCCTGCTCGATCATAGCTCCCAGATTGCTATCATCAGCTTTCTCAGCCGCAACACGCCCCGCGTCGGTGATGGTGTACTGATCACCGCCGGCGATAAAATTCTTTTGTAACAACCCCTTTCCTGTGAGACTGGCACAAGGACCAGCCCAGCGGCCGATCGCCAACAAGTGCTCCCCCCTCTCCGCGATCATCAGAACTGCCAACTCATCACTGGTTATGGTCATACCGATATCTCCGGCCAAGCTGCGCTCACCATCTCGAAAGTAGAAAACAGCACGTTCCAATTCAAACGTGTCGGCGTCACTTTTGTATTCCTCGGCAAATAGGTAGGCAATACTCCGGTGTGGTGCAAAAGAAACGGCTCATAGCCGTGCTCGCGCATAAAGCCGATCACCTGATCGTGGCTCGAACCGAATTTCGGTAGCGCATCAGCGTTAAGTTCCAAAACAACGTAGGGACACTCGCCCAAGAATTTAGTTGCCCCGCGCAACGCCTTTTCCTCGGCACCCTCGATGTCCAGCTTCAGCAGCCGCGGTGTCTCGTTATCCGTCACGTAATTGTTGAGTACGCCAGCCATCAACGAATCCGTGCCGCGCGTTTCAACATGAGCCGCCAGAGAGTTCTTGCTACCGTCGTGGCACATATGAAGCTCGACGGTTTCCTCCTTGTCCCACAACGGGCGCGTGATGATGTCGACGTTATCGCACTCGTTCAATATGATGTTTTCTTGAAGTTTAAACACATTATTTTTTCCCGGCTCAAAAGCAGCAATGTGTCCCTTCGGGCCAACAAGTTTTGACATCAGTACGCTGAAGAACCCGATGTTGGCACCGCCGTCGATAGCGAAGTCCCCTGGCCTTAGCGCTCGCGCCATAAAGTCGGATACCTCGGGCTCGGGGCAGCCAGATATCCTCAAGGCGTTAAGCAACTCGCGATCCGTCAAGCTGTAGGAATCGACAGCCATCTTCAGTTCAAGTTCGCGCCCGGCGAGCTTAAAATCTATTTTTAAGATGTTGCTCATTTGATGGCTGCAACTCGCTCCCGCAACGCTGCCTCGATCTCGGCAAAGGGTGACGCCCATTGCATATCCGGTCCCTGCCGGAACGTTCGAACTTTCGGTCCCCACAGCACGTTCTTGCCGTCGACCCCGTACCGATAATCTTTGCCTAGGTACGAGACCGGCACCCAGCACTCGACATCAATCATCATGCACATGTGCGCCAACGCCGACTCGCAGCAAATCACCAGATCGAGCTTTCTAATGATCGCCATGGTATCGACCGCCGAAGCAATGTAAGGCGTCAGATCCCAGATCAGCGACATGCAGCCGGCATCATACGACTCCTTGTTGCGCTCCGACTTTTGCAACGAATAGAGCTGGACGCCCGGCACCTTGTAGAGATCAAGAAACTGCGTCACCGGGATGTTGCGATGCTTGTCGATATCGTTCAGCGGCGATCCGGCCCAGGCGATCCCGATGTGAAGCTTGCGATCAGGAATGCGCCAATTCTCGGTAAAATCATAGCGATCGATATGTATAGGAGGGACATTGATGATCTCGTCGTCGGTAAGTCCCAGCGTAGCCGGCAGACTTACAAACGTGGTCCAGACATCGGCCGGCGGAAACGAATTGCCGGTCGGAATCAAGTTCAAATTAGAGATGTCGAAGAACGCACGCTGGAACAACAAAAACAGTTCTGGCTGAATATAGGCGTGGACAAATTTCGCGCGCTTGCAAGCCGCCGGCAAAAAGCGCGAAAAACTGAGCGTGTCACCGATACCCTGATCAGCGACGATGTAAACTTGCTTATCTTTTTCACCGTTCCATTTCGGGTATGGATATTGCAGATAGTTGCGAAGCCGGTAAGCAAAACGAGCCTCGTTGTGCTTCAAGCCCTTGGCCCATTGCTTGTCGAACATATAGGCCATGCCCAAGGCAAATTCGTTCATGGCGTTGTCAGGCGCAAGCTTGTGGCCACGCAAAGCGCAGGACAGCGCCGTCGATGGCTGATCCATCGTGGTATGGATGACCGAGAGATTAACCCACGTTGCATCGAGCGTGGCATCAAGCTCGATCGACTTCATGGCAAAGTCGTAGGCTTCCTTGACGTGCCCAAGGCCGTGCAGCCGCCACGACAGATTGCACATCGCCTTGGCCTTGAGCGTTCGGTCGGTAATGGCCTCGACCGCCTGGCGCCAGCACGCAACAGCCGCCGGATGCAAATTGAGATCGTTATTGTTGTTGCCGTTCCAATACCACGCCTCGCCCCACGTTGGGTCGGTCAGACAAGCCGAACTGAAAAGCTGGTACGCATGGTTGAGATGCGTCGGGTTTCCGGTATCCTGGCAAGCGTTAACGGCCTGATTGAAAAAGTCAGTTGCAAATTTACGGTTGCCCATTTTGGTACTTTTTCCTTAGCCCGTTGGCCCAACAGATAGAATGTGAAACGGTGCCCACCAAGCCTTTTCTATCATGAACATATTCTTGGCTATCGGCACGAAATCGCAACGAGTCGCTTCGCGCGCAACTGGGGCATATGAGCTGGCATAGTTGATCGAAATCTTCGGTTATTTGCATGAGCGGTCCGGTCTAATGAGCGACAGATTTGTTAGCGGCTAGTCGCCGGCGTCCTTCGCGCACTGCTGGGCACCCGTTGCCCTCGCACTCCTGGCAAGTCCCAATATCCGTCTCAAGGTCCGGATCGTCATGCTGCGGATCGTGGCGCATTAGCCGGCCATCGACGCAGCGGGTTCTATGAAATTTGGTCATTCGCATTGGCGATTATCCCGCAGGATCATTTTTCAAACTCCTGCATTTGACACGTACATTCCCGACCAAAATAGCGGGGATTTCATCCCGGCATGATCTTAGAGTATGGAAAGACCGATCCACCGGATATTCGGTCCATTTACCCTGCGCATTTAGGGCAACAACAATCATTATCCAGGGCGACATTGTTGCCTCCTATTTTACGTCGCTCATTTCCCGAGACCGGCCTGCGCACGCTCAATGATGCGCTTGATTTGGAAGCACTCGAAAGGCTGGCCGAGACGATTCTTATAGCCCTTGTCGTTCAACTGCTTCATGATCTTCCACGATGACATTTTATTTTTTGATAGCTCCAGCACTTCGTCAACGACCGGCTGCTCCGCGGGGATCGGCACGAGCTTGGAGTCGCGTTTCGAACCAACGACGCGATAACCATAAGGCGCGACGCCGCCGAGATGGCCATTACGCCGACGCTTTCCTTCCCGACCATCCGACATGCGCTCGGCTATTCGGCCGCGCTCGAACTCGGCAACTAATGCCAACATTCCAAAAAACATTTTAGCGGTGCCGTTTTCAGTAACGGGATTGGTGCCCATATCGACAAGAACAAGATCGACGCCGCGCTCCTTGAGCGCTTCCGCGGTGTTGAGCGCGTCAGATGCCGAACGAAACAGGCGATCCATCTTGCTGGCAACAATCACGTCGCCTTGCTTCGCCGCTTCCAGCATCTCCTTGCCGGCCGGGCGCCGGTTGAGCGGGATCGTCCCTGAGATACCCTCGTCCGTATAGGTCACGAAATCATAAGAGCTGGCGCCGCGGAGATCCGCTATCGCCTTGCCCTTGCGAACCTGCTCGGCGATCGACGTAGTGCCATCAGCCGCTTGCTCGACGGTGCTCACACGAGCATAAGAGAGGATCATTGCTCGACCCCCATTTTCCAACCTGCATAAGCCGGATATCGCTTATCCGACTGGAACTCACGACCACGATCGAACCAGCTTAGCGGATTATCCTGCGCTAAATGAAATGCGCCGCGGCTTCTGACATCCTTCCAAGTGCCTGACGCTGCCCAGCCGCACTTGCACGTCGCAACGTGGTTGCGCGCGTCGGTGCCCTTCCTATAACTCGTCTCGTGCATGGCCTACCCTTTGTAGTCACCATCACTACACCTTGGTTTTGGCGCCGTCAAGCGTCTTTTCGAGGTGCTGGGCCACCCGCAATATCCCCTGTTCCAACCAGATTTTTGGCTCGTACATATTGAAGAACTTATACTGATCGGCCACGCGTCGGAACACACCCTCGGGCTTGGTGGTGTCGGCGACGATCTTGGCCGGGCGCCCGAGGATCTTGCAAGCCAGTTTCGCCAGCTCCTTGAACGAGACGCCGCGGCCGGTGCCGAGATTGAGCACTTCGCCAGGTGCTAAGCGATCCATCGTAGACAGCACGCCTTCTACAACGTCGTCGATATGAATGAAATCGCGTTGCTGATCGCCCGAGCCCCAGACAGTCACCGGGTTTTCTTCCTGCAGGATGCGGCGAATGATGCTTGGGAACGGGTAGGTAAAATCCTGGTCCTCGCCGTAGCCACCAAACGGCCTATAGACCTTGACATCGAGTCCGTACTTTTCTGCGGCGCTCTTGGCTAGATACTCGCCTGATAATTTGGCCCACCCGTATGTTGAATCGGGACGGCCGATGCGAAGCGTGTCGAACGTAACCAGCGACTCACCAAGATCGCAATTGCGGTGCTCAGTTTGCAATTCGATCGGGTAGACCGCCGAGGATGAAAAATAAATCAGCTTTGGCAGTTTTTTACCCCGCACGATCCAATTGAACATGGACGCGTCAATTGCGAGATCGGTCGCGACTGCCAGCGGATCGCCGTCGATCTTTAGCCGGCCACCAACGATGGCGGCACAGTGAATGACGAGATCGAACTGGTCCGGGGTGTTGGCTTCGAAATAATTACGCACGTCGCCGATACAGTGCTCGAACGCATAGAGTTTCTTTGGCGGAAATGCCCAGTCCTCGCGCAGCGCGCTCCCTTGAGCGCAAAGATTATCAACGATGGCGACGCGATACCCGTCGTCAACCAACCGGCGCGTGAAAGCGCGACCTACAAATCCGGCGCCGCCCGTGATCAAGACCCGCATTCATTTCTCCAACTGGCACAGCAGCCGCATTCGCTCCGGCTCGAACTTGGGCCAGAAGCGCAAGGTGCCGGCTTTGGTCACGCAGAAGTAGGTCGGCATCGTGCGTCCGGACGCACTGGTGGACTCCAACTGGTCCATTTCTTTTTCTTTGATCCAGATGATCTCGTGGAAGGGGCCAGTCATCAGAAAATATTCCAGTTACCTAGATCGGCGGGGAGATCGGCAGCCAAGCAGTCAATCTTCAAATCAGTGCGCTGATCCATTTGTTTTGACAGCACGTTCTTTGCCGTGTTCCTCACACCGTTGATAGCGTGCGTCCAACGAAGTCGATCAATCCCGCCACCATCATCCCTCGCCTGCGCCTCATTTTCCCAGATATATCTGTTGGTCAGCATGATGGCGAGAACGGCGCGAATAGATTTACCGGATAGACCGCCGCCAGCACCATTCGCTTTATCCAACAATATTGTATCGAGATCGCATTCGATCAGGACCATTTCCTCCCGGTACGCATCCCGGTTCTCCGGAATGAATATCGATTTCATCAACGTGATCGAAAGACGATCAACCAGCTCAGCAAACGTTGGGAGATACTTACGCTCGGTCATACCGGGGGAAGGCTCCAATAATCGAACCTAACGTTCGGCAACCAAGGCTGCGGCTCGCGAGTTTTTAGTCCCATAAAACAGATGCCCGGCGACAACGCCGTCAGCCTGACGTTCCGGTAGCCCGCCGAGGCGGGGACCGATAGCTGCAAGAAATTACCCTGGCCCTCGGCGGGCAAATGGGGCTCGGCGTTGTAGCCCGATTGCTCGTCCTCGATCCTCACCTTGCCGCCGTGCTCGCCACCACTAACGATGAAATCGCAAGGGCCGGAGATAGAGACGTTGAGTACGCAGGGACCGTCATGCAAGGTGAATCCTTCCGGGCCGTGATCCTTGAACCCTGCACCCGCCTTCCAACAGAAAGGGCCGAAAGGTAAAAAATCACGGATGCGCCAATCGCCCGTGTAGGCGCCGCCGATCTGAGGAATTTGGTGCGGAAAAATGATGTGGCTTTGGCCGTCAAAAAAGAATGGGTGATGGATGCCAGGCTTCAGTTCGCCGCGTCGGATGCGTTTTAGATTATTTCGGTATAAATCAAACTGAGTTGCATTCACTCGAATGCCGCCACCAGGATTCCCGTCAGCATACTTCAACCCGAGCGGGCCAATATCCTGATCCAACATTTCGGCACAGTTAGGCGTTAGCGCCAACGAAGCAAGACCGTGGGACGCCAGCACCTTGTCGAAGCCCCAGTCAGCCACGAGGAATTGTTGCTCGCCCTTGAAGGCCCAATATTTTGCGATATCGATTCCGGAAAGCTGAGCGAACACCAATCGGTTCTCGGTGGTCCAGGTGGTGCGATAGTTTTGCAGCACGAGTTCAGCGGCCTTGCGGGTGAACATGATCTGACCCGCGCCCAAATTATGGCAGACAGCGTAGCCATCTCTCTGAATAAGAATGCGATCTTCGTAGCACCGCGCGGACACCGCCCCCACTTCGAGCCCGTCCTGCTTGCCGCGCTCGAACAAAGCCATCATGTCGTCGAACCAATTGTCGTGGAGAAGTACGTCGTTCTCGACGAGGCCGATGTAATCGTAGCGCGTCCCATCGCCGATCCCGATCTTCAGAAGCGTGGTTAGCGCATACACAATCGCTGGGCCAGAGCCGCCAAGAATTTGCGGGTGGAACTGGCGGAAATTGTACTGGCCAGGTAGCTGCTGACCTTCCTTGGTTTTCGATCCGTCTATCCAGTGCAAGTCAAACTTGTCGGGTTGCAACAGCGGTTCGATCGAGCGCTTGGTTAGCTCGGTGCGATCACACGAGTTGAAGGCTATGGCGACGCGGTTCATGGCCGCTTCTCTTTGGCAGGAGGCGGCAGCAAGGGCTGCATTTTGCCGCTGGCGTACATTGCCGCGATGTTAGGTTTAATATGCTTCCCCACAGTCATCCCGTCCGGCATGACAATGTGAGCCAAAAACTCATCCTCAAAAGTCGTGATGCCGGTTTCGACCGCTTCAAGTTTGGCCTTGATCACCAAGGCAAGTGCACGCCATCGTTGCCGACACGCCTGTTCCCAAGCAGCGTAAAACGAATCTGGATTTCGTTTTTCTCGGCCGGTCGGTGTGCGTTTAAACGCCTCATCCGTCTGCTCGGGAAGTGGCAATTCAAACACGACGCGTCGATCTTGAGCTTCAAACATAATCAATGCTCGACCTGGGGCATTCATGAATGCTGTGCTGGTAGCACCGTATCGCGTAATTAGCTTCTCGATCTCAGCGCGAGATCGTTCCGTGGATACTTCCGTTGAAGCTGCGTATCGAGTCACAGAACTTTCTCACAGTCACGATACCAAGCCATCGCCGCTTCCTTGAAATCGTCCGAGAAGATGGGGCAGTTGGCCATCAGAAAACGACAATCATTAATGGCGGTGTAGCCAATGCCCGGAAGCTCTTTCTCGGTGACATATTTTGTAAAAGCATCGATGTGCTCCAGCCCAAACATCTCAGCCTTGAGATCCTTGAACAACGGGCGCGGCTGGCGCGCATGGAACCCCATCGGCGGACCAAAATACGTATAAAGGTTCCGCTCAGCCATGACGCGGCGCATCAGCATGGATGCAAAAATATCGGTGTTTCGGCCCTGGTGATTGTAGAACTGCGCGAACGCCGGAGCCAGTTCGCGGCGGAACGCAGTCAACTGGCTGTTGAAAACAGAATAGGCTTGAGGGTGCACCACGAAGCCGTTGCGCAGCACGTCAGTCACACCGTAGACGATCGGCTTGCGCTCGATCGCGGTGATGGCGCCGGTATCCGGTACGCCTAAAATTATACCCTGCGCCGCGCCAATTTTTACATCGGTCACGAACGAGTAGCCGCCGATCATTCCCTCGCCGGCCGGGAGGCCACGCTGGGCAGCGATTGGGTTGGTCAGTAGCCCGGCATCGAACCACTGGTTTGGTGAGCCGAGTTGGAGACCGTCGAAATTGTCATAAAACGCGTGCGCAAAACCGAACAGATTTTCAGAGTAGTTAGCAACCACTGGAGCTGGGGTCATCCCCATATCATCATCAATGCTGATAATCAGTTCCGCGCCCCACTTCAAAGCTTTAAGCAAAGCAATGTTGCGCCTTGAGTCGGTGTTCCAACCAAGCAACTCCGAGCACTCGTAGCCGAGATCCTTCTGGCGCTCGGGCGAGTAAATCTCGCAATCGGGAATGTCCGCGCAAAAGCTGTACGCCTCAAGCGGCGTCTTGTGATCGGCAGCGACAAAAAATTTTACCGAAGGGTCGAGCTTGCGATACAGCTTCAAGACCGTAGGTACGTTGATCGATGTCGTGATTAACGCTGTTCTCATTTGAACGGATTATCTTTGATGAAGGGAGCCCAAAAAATCTTGAACCCGCGTTTATGTAAAAATCCAGAAACACGCGCCGCAGTTAGCAAACCATTGTTTGCAAGCGCTTCTGACAAAGCCTCTCCTAACGCCTCTAGCTCCGTCAAGGGTTCCGGCTCGGCAAATTCCAACAACCCTAGCCGTTCCAATACATCAACGATCTGGGAACAATCCACCCACACCCGCCCCGACCCAGTATCGCAAGTACCTATCATTGTACTCTTGACCATCGCGTAAGCTTCTTTTTTGGTAAAAGCTTTTTTCATTTTTTGACCAACTTGAAGCCGTGTCTGCGCAAGGCACCTATAATTGTTGCCGCATCCATGAAACGCTTGGCCATATCGTAATTCTCGTAGTTCCTATATATTGGAAGTACCTCCGCAATCACTTCGCGGCTACCCTCGGGAAAATCCTCATCTTTAGGAAGCGCGTACTTCATTCGGAAAAATCCACATGCTCGCCTTGTCCTGGCAACGGCCAAACGCGCTTTTTTGAATCAAAATAACGAGGAAAACCAATAAGACCCTGATGTTTCTCGTCACTTAACAAGTCATCCATTGTTTCCTCGGTGACTTGCATCAATTCCATCTTTTTGCCGGCCGGCGTGCTCCAGTTGGCTTTCATTTCTTCTTGTCCTGTTGCTTGCGCCACGCAATCCACTTCTCAATTATGTCGTCGACCAGCCACATCAGCGAACAGCCTTGCGCTTGCGCGCACTTGCGCAAAAACTCCTTCGACCCTGGTTTCATCCGGATCGATGTGGGCAGATCGTGCTTGAGCATTGCTGCTTATTGCGGCGCCGTTACAAACTCAAAAAATGATTTTGCAACTTCCAAAATTTTAGCTTTATCCCAACCATGAATCTTGGCGAGCATAGCTGCTTCCTGTAAACAAGAAAGCCGAAAAGATGCTGACTGACTAATGTTCATTGGAAACTCCCTGAGGTAAAGCGCCGGCCCCGAGCAGGAGGGGTGAGGGGCTGGGGGGTTTAAACCTGCCCAGGACCGGCATGAGTAGTGGAACACACTACGTTACAGGTGTCAAGGCGGAACGGGAACACTCTGTTTACGCGCTACGGCGTTATTGTCGATGATGATCAGCGCCGCGGCGATCTGACGATTGATGTCAGTAATCTGAGCCTGGATCAGATCGATGCGCTTGTCGGTCGCCACGATGACAGCTTGGAAAGTGCGATCCTCGACGGGATCGTGCGCCAGTCTGGAAAATGTATCAGTCTGCTGTTTTTCCAGGGTTGTCACCCGCGCACTCAACCCCTCCAAGTGCAACTGGATACCGTCGAGATAGGCTTTGTGCTCAGCCTTCGTCAGATATTTATCGAAGGATTGCCGGTCATAAGTTTCGGTTTTTTCGACGTTGGCGAATTGGGTTTGCGCCACGATCCACTGCGCTGAATTCAGCAGCCCAACAATGATCACTGCGCCAACAATGGTCGTCCACGAAAGTTGTGGCTCACCTGCTCTCTGGTTCATCCGGGTTATCCCCCGCACCAACTTTCATCGACAAGATTTTTGTTCGCACCGGCCCACAGCTCGGGCAGGTAAAATTCTGCAGCGCCAGATTTTGGTTGCTCGGATGTGGCTCAAACTCGAACAGCATGAGAACCTGCCTGTGGCAGCGCGGGCACGTATCCAAGACCCGATTACTAAAAACCATGATAGCTCCCCCAGCGCCGGGGATACTACCATGGTTTTTTGAACGTTTGGAACCGGCCTATTGGGCGGGGGTGCCGCCAACAAGATTGGGCACTTTCCAGCCCGGCTTCGGCTCGTCAGTGACGGGCACGATCGGCTCGTCAGTAACCGGCGGGGTAAGCTCGACCTTGGCCTCGGCTCGCCGATATGCCTTGGACCCGACGGCGCCCTCGACCGTGGTGACGCGCTCGTCCAGTTCCTTGATCTTCTTGGACTGATCCACAGGCGCATTCTCGACGGCGACGATGCGCTTGGCGTTCTCGTCGCGCGTGGACGCGAGACTCGCGATCGACTGGGTGTGATCGTTCTGGATCTTCTCAACTGCCCCAAGCCGCGACTTGGCTTCGAGCGTAAAATGCTCGGCATTCTTCAGCCGCTCGTTCTGCGCCACAACGATGTCGATAAGTTGCAGCGTGGCCGGCTCGTCGAAATGCTCGGCCTTGAGCGCAGTAATGGCGTCGTCGAACTTGGTCATTTGCGTTTGTCCGTTTGGCCCGCGCTTTGCGGGCGGGTTATAGGTGTGGTCGTGGACAACGCTCGGAATCGTTATTCGTTCCAAAATTAGCGCCACTGGACCCAGGACGTGCTGACCGTCTGCGGCGCCGGCTGCTCGAACGCAAACGTGTAGCCATCCAGAAGCTTCAGCGCGTCCTTGCGCATCTCGATCTGGTCGGCCATCAGGCGCAACTGCGCTTCGAGCGGCGGCACTTGGCCGGCGAGCGAGAGTTTTAGCACATCAGGCTTGTCTGATTTTTGGCGGGTGAACCGCTTCTCGACGTTCTGCCACAGCTTGATGGTCTGCCGCAGTTTAACCTGCTGGTTCTCAGCTTGGAGAATGTCGGTGCGGAATTGCTTTCGCGCGATGTCGATGAGATTAACGGTTGTCGGGTCGGGACCTTGGCCGTTGGCGAACATCTGCACCACCGTCACGAAGAACTGGACCAACAGATTTAGCGGAGCGTCGACCGGGCTCTGCTCGGGAATGTCGCCGGTTGCATCGTATTTTTGACGGCGGATCGGATCGCTGAGTACGAGATAGGCGCGCGAGACTTTTGCAAATTGTTCGGCGGTGCCGCCCTTGTCGGGATGGGTCTCTTTTGCTTTCTTCTTGTAGGCGCGTTTGATCGTGGCTGGGTCCGCAGCTTTGTTTACTTCGAGAGTTTCGTAAAGGGTCATTTTTGGTGCTCAATTATTTTTACCGAGCCGTTAACGAGGTAATGAAAGGAAACCGACTTGCGCTGCATATCTTGTAGCATCGCAGAACGTAGCGAAATGCCACCCTTAATCGGGAAGTGGTGTACAATCCAGCGCAGCCCGTCTTTATTTCGTTTGACGGGTTCCACCAGCGGCTCGTGCCAAATGTTAGCCAATTTTTGATAAAGGCTCATTACGTCGGCATCCAAATTTCTTGCAACTGATTTTCTTCGTAATGAATAATGTTATCCCTGCCGGTGATCCACCAAATTCGACCTTGCCAATAAACCTTCTGGACTGAAACAGTGATCGCGTCATCAACGCCCAGCAACACCGGCCCAAAAGATTTAACCGGCATCAACGAGGATGCGCGCACGATCGCTGGCGCCGTGGCCGTGAAGGCGATCAGGTTTTTGATGAATTGGCGGCGGGGGATCATTTTACTTCGACCTTAAACGGGATTCCGTAGATGCAGCCTTCTTTGACCAGCTCGGTGCTCGGCAGACGCATTGTTAGTTTGTTGCACTCGTCGCGCAGGAAACAGCCGATTTGATCCGCGGTCATCAAGTCGGTTGTGAACGTCACGGTTATGGGTTTGGTGATGTTGTTTGCTGCGAGCCAGTGGTGAAGTCTTGCGAAGGTTTCAAACATGTCTAGGCCACCCTGGAAGATTTTTGTAACAAACATTTCCGCAACGCTGAGGGTAGATCGAACCCGGCTTGTTAGCACGCGCTTCGATATCTGGTCGCGAGCACACAGCATAATAAGTCGACACCTCGCAGCCCGCGCGCGGCCCCGTGACGAATTCCATTCTGGCCCCACAATGGTCGCAGACTGTGAAGCAAGCGGGATTTGAGTCGTTAAGCGGACGGCGCATTCCAGCACAGTAGCACGGCTCGTGTAGTTACAGCAACTACATTTTCGGCGGGATTTTTAGGGGAAAATTTTTCAGAATTCCTTGGGGGGCGGTGAGGTTGGGGTACCCGAGATTCAATTTGCCGCGGGGCCTTCGGGTCGAAAAATCGACCAAAAATGACGTGGCAGATCGTCGCACCGCTATCAGTTATCGACCTCGGTGGTGCAAGTCACCAGTAGTCGACCGGCGCTCGGTCTCGCGTAATGCCCTGATAAACCATGCGGATTCGGGGTTTACTTGCAGTCTTGTAAGATCGCAAGCGATTGAACGGCTTGGATTAGTCCAGATCTAGCGAGACCATGCGACGCGAGGGGCAGCTCGCCTCGGTGCGCGCTATCTTGGCCGGCATGAATGAGAACGAATCGACAGAGGGCAGTCCACAAAGGCACCCTGCCCCACTTCCGATTGATACTGCTATCCGAAGGCTTGTGCCAAGCGGTCGGCGCCGAGACGTGCTCGCCTTGTTTCAAAACCGCGTCACATGGGCTGCAATTGCTCACTGGCGCAAAGGTCGAGTGAAACCGCCACAATGGGCCGTCGATTGTTTGCGAGACTACATCGCGCCCGTGCTTGCCATCGAGGCCAACACAAAGCCGAACGGCGCCGCTCTAATCGCGTGGCTCAAAGCACACGGCCGGTACCCTGCAAAAGAAAAAGCCGCCGGTTAGGGCGGCTTAGTCTCGCGACGAATTGTGTGCCGCGTGCTATCTTGAAACGCGCTCGCCAGTAATCCCTAACAACCGAATATCTACTCTTTCAATTCCCCAAAGTCAATACCCCAATACAAAACAAAAAGCCGCCCCGTTAAGAGCGGCCTTTGTGTCGTGTTGACGGGTGCTATGCACGTTGTCCCAATTCGCAAGCTTCCCACAATTCCACAAACGTTGACGCCTTGCTTGCCGCGATTCGTTGCTTGATCTCGCCACGCCCGAAGTGCGGCTTGATTTGATTAAAAAGCATTCGTGTCGCGTCTTGCTGAAACGAATTAGGAAGCGCCGACCAGTCGCGACGGTTTATCGCGTCAGTTATAAGCTTTTCCACCCATGTCTGGATTTGCACTTCCATGTTATGCGCTCAAATGCCAAGCACTCCGCGCCGCCTCGCGCAGATCGTGCAAACGCCGCAGTTCCGATCCTTCCTCACCTTTGCCGCGAGGCTCATAGCGTGCCTGGCCGGCATCCTTGCCGAACTTGCGCTGTAGTTCTTCCGCCCACCTATCATCGGCGCTTTGGAACGTCTTAAGTTCTGGCGTGTATGGAAAGGCTTTATTGCTCATTTGCTTTTCCCCTATCCCTTAATCCCACGACCTGGATTGATCGTGGGATATTGCTTGTTTACTCTTTCACTTTGAGGGAGTCAAGCACGCTTAATAACCATTTCATCGCCGTCGAAAGCCTTAACCGTGTTCAGCCCTTGGTGCGAAAAATCGTACCGCACAAACCAAGCATGATCCTTCTGCATCACGCTGTAACCTAAATCGAACTGCCGAGCCGCTTGGTTCATCTTACGTTTTGTCGTTACTGATTTCCAACCGCCAGTCCGCAGAATAATGCACTCATGATCAAATTCCACGATTGGCGTCGAGTGGTAAGTGACCGTCGTGTTGCCATTCTTATATCCCACCGTCGTCGCGTAGTTCGAAAGCTTATTCATGCGAGGCATAACTTCCCCCTATCTATTTTGCGGCAAAATCGCCGCGTGACAATTCATATACTCTTTCAATTATTGGGTGTCAAGCCCGCCCCGTCGTGACGGGTGTGAAGCGTGAAGGGTTTTTTTCACATCGCTAGCTTTTATTATATATCGCGTATGTACCATTTTAGGTTAACAAGAAATTGTAGCCACGTAATAATTTACTAATATCTATTCATACTATTCACACTATTCAATAATATAATAAAAACAATGGTTTCTGCGTGAACAGTCTGTGAAGGCTGTGAAGGGTTTTTAGTCGCTATTCCAGTTTTTGGCCTCGTTGTCCCAATTCCATTTTCCGTATTTATTTTCCCAGTGCGCGCGGTGCTCCAAAAGCGGCTTTAATCGCCACTGATTCCCGTTTCTGCGGTGTAACCGTTCACCGCCCATGTCCCCCACAAAGCGCCCAATTCGGGTTGCGTTTGCATCTATGGCACGGGGGGCAAAATCGCGCATCATGTTCAAAAGTGCGGTGCTCGTTACCTCGTCGGTCTCGACGTTTCCAGGGTGTGTTTTGAGAAATGGCATCCACCCATTCTGCAGCACGCTCTCCCACCATTCCGCGATAGGCGGCAACGACCTGGCTTTCTGGAGCTGGAGCGCCGCGGTGCGGATAATCTGGCGCGGGTGCCAGTCGCCTAGATCGAAATGCAATAAATCGTGGAGCATCGCCGCCAAGCCACCAGTCGCCACCTCGTTATGGAGTGCATCAAAATACGCTTGATTGCCTATCTGGTCCGGCGCCACATCAAACACCGCATAGCGTCGCTCGTCGTGCGAGGCCGGCACGGCCCACTCGGCATTTGCGGTCATAAGCAGATGCAGCCGATTTTCCCATTGCGTCGCGTCGACGCCCTTTTGCTCGATCATCATCACTGGCTCGGTAATGATCGCCTTGAGTGTAGCCTCACCTTGCTTGTCGCCTGCCCAGAACGCTTCATCGGCGTACAGCAAAAGGCAATTGCGCATGTGTGCGTTGAAAGAGCCAATAAGGTGTTTTTGGTGCGAGACGTGCAGACCGTGCTGCCCGAAGATTTTGCGCAACGCATTGGCGAACGTGCCTTTGCCGCTACCTTTGCCGCCGCGGAACACCAACGCCGCTTCCGCGCGCTGCCCGGGGTTTTGCACGCACCATGCCGCGAAGCGCAAAATGTACTCGGCCGAGGCACGATCGCCACCGGCCAGCACAAAGCCGATATGGCGCCGCATCAGCGTCCACTCGCCTGCAGCGGGCTCGACCGCGAAGCCGGTCCAGAGATTGAGCACGTTACCCGGCAGCACTGCCGGCGCGCCTGGCACCAGATCCAGGCCTTCGAACGAACGGCGGTGCGGCCAGCTCGTCCAGTATGCGCCAATAGGTCGCATCTTATCCTCGACCTTAACGTAGCGGTGCGCGTAGCGTTCGTGAAACGACTTGAACGTCTGGAACGAGGGGATTTTGACGGCCGAGTCGGCTTTGCTCGATACCCACGACATCACCATGCACTTGCCGCCGAGGTCGCCGATTGTCTGATAATGCTGGTTCAGTTCTATAAGCGGGTTGCCTGGCACCTGCCCCGCGAACTCGGGCGCGGCTTGATTAAACTGTTCCGCAAACTGTGGTAAGCTAGCGTGACCATTGACCTTTTCGGGGGTTGCCTCTTGCGCCCAGCCGAGGTCCATCGCGGCTTTGTAAATGGATGCAACAGTCGCCCTAGAGCCTTGATAATCCCGATTAAATCCCGCCCACCGTTTCTCTAAATCAGCGCGTCCTTTGTAACCGCCGTCACCCGCTACCAGCGGGTCGCCCTTGCTGGTCCGCGACCATTCATCCCAAATTTCAAGCCCATAGTCGGTCCCGTTAACAATCCACTTCAAGTCATGAAGCGCCGCGCCAAACGAAAACCACGTCGCCCCGTCGATAGCGGCGTCGATGACCGCAAGTGCCGATCGGAGCCTGTTTGCTTCCGCTTTGGTGAATGGAACGGCCGTTGCCGTGAGATTGGCGACGGATCGAGCGGCCAAGCCGCGGCCGGGGCGCGCTGGGTCTCTTGCCGCATTGACTTTTAAGTCAACTAACCCTGCGCTCGGCGGTGCTGCCTGCCTGGCGCTACCCTTCCTGCTGGAGACCCACAGCGCGACCCATGCGGGGGCGTCGGCGAGCGGGATCGAAGCGTCTATCCATTGGTACAGCGCGCCGGAAGGGTGCACTGACGGCGGCAGGACGACATAACCGGAGCTGCCTCGCACGTCGAGATGCTCGCCTTTCACTTGGCTCGATCGAACGCCTGTGCCACGGTAATAGAGGTGTAGGCCGCCGTCGCGGCCGGTCTTGGCGGTGAGGGTACGGGGCAGCGGCCAAGCGCCGTAGGATCGCGCTACCGCTTCGAGCTGAATGAGCCCCTCGGGACCATCAACGTCGAGCACGACAAGCCCGCTGGCGCCGGTACTCAGCCCGATGTTTGCTTGCGGCGTTGCCGACCACCAACGCTCGATCTGGCCCAGATCCGCCGTAGCGTCTAAAAATCCCTTGCCGCCATTTTTCTTACTTATTAACGGAAGTTTGGAGCGAGGCGCTAAACCAAAGACGCACCATGATCGACTCGCGTATTGTAGTGCATAATCAACGAGGGCCATGCCGGGGCTCATCCACTTGACGAGATGGAGCGTTCTCGGCTAGGCTCGTGAGGTCCTGTCTCCACCCCACGTTCCTCCCGGAACGCACGCCCTCGGCCTTCACCAGCCGGGGGCGTTTTGTTATGGTTGTCTCATTTCGTAAATCCGTCAAGAGATTTCAGAGGCTTACGCGATAATTGCATTTTACTCTTTACAAAGGCATTGAGGCGTGTCATAAGGTCCGTTATCGAGAAAAAGGGGATAGGACATGGACCAGGACAAATTCGAGACGCCGGTTGTTTTCCGCAAAGATCGCAAGAAAAATCCGGAGATCACGGCTGTCATGCCGTGCGAGCCGGCCGATGTTGCTGGCCACTATATGACTTGTTACGTGCACGTCGGGCAGCATGGTTCATGTGGGATGCAGTGGTATCACGGCACGCGCGCTGCGAAGCCCAGTGAGTACGCTGATCTGCTCGCGGAGTTGATCGGTCTCGGCTACAAGCCAAAAGTTTACAAGCGCATTCAGCCGGCGCACCGCAATGCTTTCAACGCCGAAGTTGATCGGCTGCGTAAGCGCGCATGACCCGCTCAGAAATTTGCAAACGCAAAGCCCTTTGGGCTGAACGCAAGTGCAATGAAGCCGCGGCTTCCGACAAGCCGTGGGCGTTGCGCAATCTGCGACTCTATCAAAACTACGCCTCGCGTTTTTGGGGCGAGTATTTTACTGAATTAAAATTGGGAGATATAAAATGCAAATCGTAGTCAATGCTGAACGCCTTGCCAAAATCACAAAACTATATTCAGGTTCGCACAACCCGAACGGCAAAATGTGTGCTATGGAAGCTGTGGCCTACGTAGCCGGCGAGCCATGGTCGGATCATCCCGAATGTGCTTGTCCTGTCATCGGCGCGTTCATGCGCGCGTGGAACGACGCACTGTCCGACGCGGATCGTGACCGATTGCTCTTGCCGCTCATTCCTCGGCTTGTTGGTACGAAGGGTAGCAAAAAACTGGAAGCGCGCCGTGCTACGATGTCGGCCGACTGGTATGTACGGGTGCAAGTGCCGGCTTGGCTACGTCTCGCTGGCCTAACTGAGCACGCCAACAAACTCGCTGCGTTTCCTGAAATCACAAGTTTTGCCAAAACGCCGTCGATCTTAGCAGCGCTTCAATCCGCTCAAAAAGATTCGAGCGCGGCAGAGAGCGCGGCATGGAGCGCGGCAGAGAGCGCGGCATGGAGCGCGGCATGGAGCGCGGCAAGGAGCGCGGCAGAGAGCGCGGCATGGAGCGCGGCAGAGAGCGCGGCATGGAGCGCGGCATGGAGCGCGGCAAGGAGCGCGGCAGAGAGCGCGGCATGGAGCGCGGCAGAGAGCGCGGCGAATAAAAAGC